TCGTTTTGCCAGATGGAGCTTCGTAGTTGGGCGTAGTTTCGGGCCACTGGTTCTCCCTTGCTGATGGTCATGGTTTGCTTTTGCAAATGGGGGTGGCTGTCCCGTGGTGGGGTGGCCGTTTTTGTTATTTGCCGGGCCACCCTGGTGGTTGTGAGACCCGCGGGGTGTGGGGTTATCCCCATGCCACGTGGGATTTGTGTTTTTTGGCCCATTCGGCCAGGTCATGGAGTTCGCGGAGCCGCATGGCCAGGTGGCCGGGCTCGCGAGCTCCAGTGACCACCTGGGCCTCGACAGTGATGCCGCCGAGGTCCAGTCGGCTGTCTGTGACGGCCGGGATGCCGTTGGCATCGTCGGTGGCGATACCGAGCAGCGCCAGGGCCAGGAGGACCCGGCCGAGGAAGTCCTCGGCGGGTGCGACCCCGCACATGTCGTACGGGTCGTAGCCGAGGAGGTCGAGGAGTGCTGCGCCGTTGGCGTTGTGCACGTTGACCTCCGGGCCGTCGTAGCGACCGGCGGGGTGGAAGGTGACGGACATTGGGGGCCTCCCTTCGGTGTGGGTGGTGATCAGTGGGAGGGGGCCCGTCACCGGACCACTGGGACCGTTGTGGAGTTGTGTGGAGGAGCGGGCTCTCGGTGCAGCCGACGAGAAGTGACCCCAAGCCCGCCTGGGCGTGGCGGGCTTACTGCTAGCCACGCTCCCACCCCTCCACCGGCAGCGGCCGCGCCCTAGGGTCATCAATCGTCCACGGCGTCCACGCCGCAGGCGGCAGATAGCCCCTTTTGCGTGCCCGAGCCTGCACCCACCGCCCAGTCTGGTCGGTACGGCACAGCCGAGCTAGCTGCAGGTAGACGCGGGCCACAGCATCCGCAGTAGCAGCGGCCACCTGACGCGGACTGTCACGCACCACCCGAGAGAGAGTGTTGGCATTAAGCCCAGCCAGCCGGGCAATGTCGACCTGGGACCAGCCCTGGCAAGCAAGGGCCTCCAACCGCCGTTTCGTGCCAGTGGCTGGCACCCAGGTTTTCCCGCGAGGACGATCAGCGCGGGTAAGCGCGAGCAGCCGATGCGCGTTATGGCGCGTAATCGTGGACTGTCCGGCGAGCAACCGGTGGATGGTGGCCTCAGGCACCCCAGTCGCCCGGGCAATCCACGTGCGGGACCGTCCAGCCCGGATGAGGGCACGCAGGTGCGCCGCCACGCCGTCTGCTGGGATGCGGGATGACTCCCACCGGCCCTCAGCCAGGAGAACCCTGCGGCGTTTGCCGTAGCGGCTGGCATAGGTCAGCCTGCTCACGCGGCTTTCCTTTCTTTTCTGCGGGCGCTGAGCCGCCGCCAGTGTGTACGGCACGCCGCCACGATGAGCGGGGATCGATCACCCGCCTGGTAGGCGCGCATACAGCGGATGAGCTCTGCATCTGTCATCAGTGCGGTGCGGCGTTCCAGCTCTGCCTCAAGCTCGTCTTCGGTGAGGTCGATCAGGTCGTCGTCCCAGGCCAGCGGAGGCAACCAGCCGCGCTTTCGTGCCCGAGTGCGAATCCCTCGGGATTCCCGCGTGTCTGGGGCTGGCTTGTCCCAGTAGGCGTCGTACAGCTCCCGGATTTTCGCGGCGTGACAGGCCATGATGGAGCTGCTTTGCCCGTGGATGACCCGGCTGATGAGATTGCGGCTCACCCCGGAATGGGTGGCCTGCCAGGCGATGGAATACCCCAGCGTGTAGAGGGCCTGGGTGCGGCGGCGGGACCCGTCAGCGGGGATGGGCTTGGCTGTGGGCAGCGGTGATCGGGGGATGGGAATCTCGAGAATGCGGCGCGCGGTGACCGGGTTCACTCGCTTGATGGGCTGGTAGAGCAGGTAGTGAATGTTGATGCCGAGCATGGCGTTGATGTCCCGATAGGACATGCCAGCACGCATGAGCTGCCGCAGGTGCTGTCGGACGGGGGTAGCGTCCACGAGGTTGGTGGTAGGCGCTCCGACGCGGCGGCGGCGTCCACGCTCGCGTTCATAGGCGCGCGCGTAGGTGTCGCAGTCCTCACAGCGGCATCCGTCGCGGTAGGTGGAGATGGTGCCGTGGTTGCGAGCCATGGCTAGGCGGCCTCCTTTCGTGTGGGCGGGGGCGGAACAGTGGCAGGACGTCCGGCTTGGACCCAGCGGAAACGGCAGGCGGCGCAGAGGGGCTGCCCATCAGGGCCGCGGCCGTTGTGGGGTTTGGTGTTGTTGCAGCCGGCGCAGGTGATGAGCCTGTGGTAGTCGCTGCGGGGTGCGGGCTTGAGGCCGCGACGGCAGCGTTCAGCGACGAGCTCGTGTTCGTTGAGCCCTCCCCAGATGCCGTAGGCCTCGGGGTAGGTGAGGGCGTGGGTGAGGCACTGGGTGCGCACGGGGCAGGTGGCGCAGATGCGTTTCGCTGCCTGTTCGCGGGCCTTGCGGGCGTTGATGCTCTCGCTGTCCCAGCCAAACCACAGGTCGGGGTCGTGGCCTCGACAGGCAGCTTTGGGGTGCCAGTCGTTTTCAGGGGCGGGCTGTAGGTGGGTCATGGTGTCTCCAGGGGGTGGATGCGGATGAGAGCCCCGGGCTGGTCCAGGGCATCAGGGTCGGAGCCGGGGTAGACCTTGGCGAGCCGCCGGTATTCGACGACGGCCGCGTCGTCTTTCCACACGCCAGCCTCAGTCAGAGCGTCTTCGGTGGCGCGGGCGAGTTTGGACAGGTCAGGTGCGCCGGTGGGGCGCGCGGGTGCACTGTCGCGTAGCAGGTGGGCGTTACGTCCGGTCCGGTAGTGAGATTTCGGCCGAGCCAGGGTGAAGATCATGTCTACGGCCAGCGGCCCGACAAGGGGGAAACGTCCCTGGTCATAGCGGGTGAGCAGCGCGGCCTGGGCGGCGCGCTGCACTTCAGCTCGCCACGGCCGAACGTATTTGGACATTTCCTGGGTGATGATCTTGCCTGTGGCCCGGTGCCGGAACGCCTTTTTCGAGCCCTGGGGGGCGGGCCGCCCGTAGACGGTGATGATCGTGGTCACGGCTGGCCTCCGATGTGCACGGTCTGGCGCACGAGTTCGGCGGCGATGGCGGGGTAGCCGTAAAGTTTGGCGAGACGGCGCAGCTCAGCCGCGAGTTCAACCCGGCGCGGATCATCGGTCCAGCGGGCGCCGTTGTCGGCGATGTGGGTGTCGTGGCCTGCCGGACGGGTGCAGGTGGCTTCTCCGCCTGAGTGGAGGGGTGCGGTGGCTCCGCAGGGCAGCGGCCCTTTGATGTGGGGGTGTTGCGTACGGCTTTGGGAAACCCGTTCAACGACGCGCACGTCATCCACGGACAGGGCGGCGAGCATCTGGTCCGCGAACTGCTCGGCGTATCCCTCGGAGATACCGGCCTCGCACAGGGCGCGGTGGACGTGGCCCCACAGGGCGCCGCGCTGTTCGAGAGCGACGTCGACCAGGTGGCGCGGGTCGACGTACACATCGGCGTCGGGGTAGGTGACGACGGCGCCGCGGATCGCCCACGTGCCGCTGTCCTGGTCGTAGTGCAGGATGCCGGTTTCAACGGTGGTGGCGCCGTCGAGGGTGCGCTGGGTGACGCGCACCCTCTGGCCGGTGAGGTCAGCGAGACGCTGACGGGCCTCGTTAGGCGGGATGGTGTCGGCCATCAGGTGTCCTCTTCCTGGGTGGTGGCGTTGGCGGCTTTGGCGAGGGCTTCGGCGAGCAGCCAGTCACGGGGGTCGTGGATGCTGCCCTTGTCTGGGGTGATGTTGGCGAGCTGGTCGTAGAGGTTTTCCAGCCACTGCGCTGGGGTCTGTTGGGTGGTCACGTCTCCTCCTTCCTTGTGGGGATGAGGGGCCATTCGAGGTGCACATCGTCGACGGGTTTGCCCTGTTTACGCAGGTAGTCCGCGAAGCTGTGCGCCTGTTCGGCGGCGGCCTTGACCTGCGTCTCGTGCAGCTCGACCGGCCCCAGCGCGGCGAGCTTCGGGTTGCGGTTGGCGATCACCCACGCCACCCGCGCCGCCGCCAACGCATCCGCCGCAGACCCATGCGCGTCCTCCTCGGCGAGGGCCACGCCGTAGTGAGCAGCGACGTCGATGAGTTTGCGTGAGCCCTTCCGGTACCGGTCGATCTGCTTGTCGAGGATGAACGGGTCCACGATGGGGCCTCGGACTGCGAACTGTTCCCACTCGGCGGCGAGATCCGCGTGGCCGTGGCGCACGAGTTCGCGGTGTATGAGGGTGATGTCGTAGCGGGCGTTGTAGACGATGACGGGTATCTGGTTGCGGTAGGCGTACAGCACCGCGGAGGCGATCTCCGCCACCGCGGCGGCGGCGGGCTGACCCTGCTTGCGGGCCTGCTCGGTGGTGATGCCGTGCACTTGGGCGGCCTCGGCGGGGATCTCCACGCCGGGGTTGACCAGCCATTCCCGGTGCTTTTTGTCGTGGCCTGGGGTGATGAGCCAGCAGGCGGCGGTGACGATACGTGCCTCGTTCGGGTTGGTGCCGGTGGTCTCGGTGTCGAAGCTGGCGAGCGGCCCGTTGTGCCAGCCCGTTGCCTGTTGCTGGTTGGTCACTGAGGTCCCTTCTGTGGGTGGGCTGTCCCGTGTCCCGCGTGACGGGACAGCCCGAGAGGTATTGGCGTCTAGCCCTGGCTGGTGGCGGCCTCGGGTGTCTGTTCGCCCCACTGCTGATCAGCCCAGTCGACCTGGTCCTCTTCAGAGGGCTCGAATTCGTCGGGCTGCTCCTCGTGAGGGGCGGCCTGCTGGCCGCGGGCGTGGATTTCCTCGACTGTCACCCTGGGAGGCGCTTCCTCGACTGGCTTGTCCTGCAGCTCTTCAGTCGAGTAGGGCACAGCGAACAACACGTCGGATGCGATCAGCCGGCAGATCTCCGAGGTGGCGCGGGCCACCAACATGGATTGCGGCTGGCGTTTCCACTGCTCCTTGCTGGTCAACCCCAGCTTCTGGGCGCGCTCGATCGTCCAGACGACGGTCTGCCACTCCTCGTCGCCCTTGCGGCGGCCGCGCATCCGGCACAGTTCCGGCGTGGACTCCACCAGTTGGATCTGGTGACCGGCACGCTGCACGAGCGCCCGCATGGCGTGGGCGCGCAGCGACGGGGTGCCCTGGATGATGTCCAGGCTCCGCAGCGCCGCCATGGGCTGCATGCCGAGCTCTTGTCCGGTGAGGATTGCCGCGGTGATGTCCGCTGGCCTGCCCTGCAGGCTCCGGGGGACGAAGCTCGTGCGGGCCAGTGACTCGGCGATTGCGTGGGCCTGGCGGGCGGCCAGCGCCCAGGTGATCAGCGGGTTGTCGGCGCCTGCGGGCGCCTGCTGGTGGGGGGTGAGTGTGCCTTCCTCGTGCAGCGGCTCGGGCTGGGTGGTGTCGTGGGGCTGGATGGTCACAGGGACGCTCCTTCGTACTGTTGCGTGTAGTAGGAGGGGAGAGAGACGACGACCGGGGAGTCGTCGGAGTAGCCGGGCCAGTTGCCGGTGCGTCGGCAGGTGGCGTAGCGTTGGCGGGCCTCTCGTGCCAGGTAGGAGCCGATGGTCAGGGCTTCGTGGTCGAGTTCGACCACCGTCACCAGGTACGGGGCCTGTTTTTCTTGGAAGACGAAGAGGAACGCGACGTCCTCAGCCAGGCCGAGGGCGCGCACCCCGTCGATGTACCAGGCGGCCTGTAGGTGGTAGCCGTGGTCGACGATCACCCGCGGCAGCTTGTTCGGGTCTGCGGTTGCGCAGGTTTTGTAGTCGGCGAGGATGAGCCGCCCCTGCTGGGTGGGGTGGGGCAGGTGGTCGATCCGTGCCCGGCACACCACTCGCGTGTCGCTGTCCTGCCAGAACAGGGACTGCTCAGCCCTGCCCGCGGACTCGGTGAAGATCGGCCCCGCCACCGGGTGGCTCTTGAGGGCTTCGGCCATGGCCTGGATCTGCTCGTAGTCGCCTCGTTTGAGCGGGATCGCGCCGCGTTCGCGGGCCTCTCGCGCTGCTTCGCGGGCGGCCTTGGTGCGCCAGTCCGGGTAGTCGAGCACGGCGAGTTCGGGGCCGACGCCGAGCACGAGTTTGTGCGCGGCGGTGCCGAAGTCGAAGTGCGGCCTCGGCGCTGGCGGGTGGGATTGTTCGTAGCGGAAGCGGGCCGGGCACTCCAGCAGCCGCCGGGCGCCGGTCGATGACAGGCTTCCCCCGGGGACGGGGTCGGCGTGGTAGATGTGCTCGGGCAGGTCGTACAGGCCGGGGCGGCGGATGACGGTCCGCTCCTCGGCTTGTTCTGGTGTAGTGGCGGTCATGAGGGTTCCTCTCTGTGTTCGGCAGCCCACGAGTCGACCACCAGGTCAAGGTGGGTGAGGGTGTGGGCGGCCTCCTCGGCCGCGCGTATGTCCGACGCGATCTGCGCGTACAGCCTGTTGGCGAACCTCATGAGGTAAGTTGCGGCCTCAAGCGCTTTACGAGCGTCCTGAGGATCGCTGGTTTGACCCCACAGTTCACGGGCCACGACGGTGGTTTTGAGGGCGCGGCGGGTGTTGCGCGCGGTGTCACGCCATCCCACGAGGCACCTCCCCGTTACGGTCAGTCATTGGTGTCCTCCTGTGCGGCGTGTCGACCGGTGGAGGGGACGAGGGTGTTGAGGAGGCGCTGGGTGCCTTCGGCGTCCAGCTCCACCAGCCGTTCGATGAGGGCCCTGTTGACCCGGTCGAGCTGGCGGTTTTCCTCGCGCAGCCTCCGGGCCTCTTTGCGGTAGAGCACGTAGCGGGCGATCAGCGGTGCCTCAACGGCGGCGACGAGGGCGAGGATGAGGAGGGCGCCGGCCATCATGGTGGCGGCGGCGACGGCGCCCACGCCGATCATCGCGATGCTGCCAACGCTCACCTGTTCTCCTTGAAGGTGAAGCCGGGGCGAGGCCGCTGCCCGCGTTTGGGGCGGGTGTCGGCCCAGCGGGTGAGGGGATCGGGTCCGCGCGGGTTGCGTGGGAGGGGCGGCAGCTCGACGGGTTTCCGCTGCTCTTTACGGTTGGTCACCACCAGCCCTCCTCCTCCGCCTTGTATCCGATCCCCGCCAGCCATTCATGGGCGTGGATTGCCGGAATGCCCTTGCTGATGAGCGCGCGGATTCCGCACTTGTACGTCATCTCGACACCGTCGATCTCGTAGGTCCACCGGCGCGACGACAGACGCGTGATGGCGTGCAACTGTTCGTGGATGCGAGCTGCCTCCGCGGCCCGCTGGGTGGCTCGTGCCTCGGTGGGCTGGACACCCCTGACGCGGCAGGTGGACATGGTGGGGTCGTTCAGGTGCCACTCCCAGACGGTGTAGCCGTGCCAGCGCAGGGGTTCGACCGTGTAGGTGATCTCGGGGGCCACGCGGCCGGTGGGGTCGAGGGTTTCGTCTCGGGTGGGCAGGTCCACGATGGTCGTGGTGTGCTGTTCGTGGTGCACAATGGTCATTGAGATACCTCTCCTGGAGCTGCTAGAGGTGTCGTGGCCTCCGCTCGGGTGTCGGCCGGGCGGGGGCGTTTGTGTTTTCAGGCCGCTTCTGCGGCAGTGGCTGCGGCGCGGGTGGCGGCGACTTGGCGGCGCAGCGCTTCGAGCTGCGCCGGGTTCCAGGCGGCGCCGTTGAGGATTCGGTTCCGTCCGGCCTGGCGCCACAGCTCGGGGTCGATGCCTGCGGGGGCGGGCTGGTTGGCCCATGCGGCGAGCGCGTCGTAGGGGATGCCGGTTTCGTCGGCGAGCCGGTGAAGGTGGGCTTGGATCTGGGGGTCGGCGGTCATGCCTTCTCCCCGGGTGTGACGAGGTCGTCGACCGGGACCTCGAGGGCGTTGGCGATGCGGTGCATTGTGACGCGGGACGGGGTGCGCTGCCCGTTTTCCACGCGGGACAGGTAGGCCCGTGATCTTTTGGTTCTTTGGGCGAGGTCTTCGAGGGTCCATCCGCGCTGTTCGCGGAGGGCGCGGATGGTGTCTCCGCTGACGGTGACAGTGCTCATGCCAGCCATGTTGCCTGCTGTTGCCTATCGATGTCAACATTGTGCCGGCATGAAGTTGGCACGATCCCTAATTTTGATGATGCAAATGTGACGTGGAGCACTGTGGTGAGTGCCATGCTTGCCCCGGCAGGCGAAGGGTAGAGTGTTGCCTACCGTTGCCTCACCCCGAGACGAGATACCGATGCACGCGAGTGAGAGATGGCAGCGACTAGCAGAACTCCTAGCCGCACGCCGGGCGCGGCTGAACCCTGAATGGGCAGACCGCACCAGGTTCTGCTCCGACACCGATCTCAGCTACCGGTCGCTGTCCGACCTCGAAAACGGGCGGCGCGACAACTACAGCCCGGCCTGGTTAGCGAAGGTGGAACGCGCCTACCAGCTCAAACCGGGAGCGATCAGAAGGTACGTCGACAATGAGGTCGACACGCTGGAAACCTGTGGCAGCGGCGCCCCCTCAGAGCCGCTGGCCTCAATGCAGCGTCCTGCTGAGGACTCCCCCTCCCCTCAGCAGGACGATTGGGTTGAGGGAGTGTCGTGGTGGCCGTCCCGACGTGACCCGGCTCTGCGCGTCTACCGGATGCGGTGGCTGGATGCCAATGGCCGTCGGCATGAGTACATCACTGAAGCTGACCGTGAAGTGTCACCGTCTGTGATCGTTGAGTATCTGGAGCGTAGGAAAAGCGAAGCGATGTAGAAGAGCCGGCCCCGCTACGTGTGAAAACAGTCGCCGTGTCGCTCACGTACGGCGGCTGTTTTTTTCATGCACATAAACATCACAAAAAAACACCAAAACAGGTAACGTGTCTCTACCCACCAAAAAAGGGCGCTGCTGCACCAGGTCAATGGCGATCAGCTCGAGGGGGGAGGGATGCATTGGCCACCCAGCAGGCACGAGCAGCCGTGCACGTCACCATTCACACCCGCGCCGAGGGAGCACCAGTAGAAGTGTCCCGCATAGTCGGGGCCGCCACCACACTCCATATTCGCGAAGGCACCACCTGCCAGGAGATCTCCCACGCCATAGGTGAACACCTCAACGGCGACGAGATCGCCTCATTAACCCGAATTTTTGCTGATCACGGACTCGTTCTAAACCGCACCCCAGAACGCGAAATTCTGCGAACAGATTTCACATAACCCCCTGAATGGATTTCCCCAAGCCACAAGGCGCGGGGAAATCCATCCCATCATCCTCGTTCTTCTGGCGCGGAGACCCCGGGCTTCAGCCCTGGGGAGGAAGTCAACCCCCCACAGGACCGAACACGATACGCACCATCTCCTCCACCGGCGGCCTCGTATTTCGCCCCGGAACCCGCGCAGGCAGCACCCGAATCTCCCTCGTCACTGCCCGCAGCGCAGCCCTACGCTGGTCCAACTCCCACTCCTGCCACCACGCCCACACATCACTGGCACCCACCAGCTGCCCCACCAGCGGATCCACCAGACGAGGCGTAGCCTCCTTACGAAGCTGCTCAAGACGACGCTGCAAAGCCCGCTCCCGAGCCGAGGCAATCCGCGGCGTCACCAGCCCCACCGCGACATCCTCCTCCAGCTGGCGCAGCTCCTCCTCAATTTTGAGGATCTCAGCACGCGCCCGCTCTATCACCCCAGGGTCCTCCTGCACCGCGAACGCCTCGACAACATCAGGCCGAGACAGCTCCCGGATGAGCAGCGCCTCTACCGCCTCATCCAGCCAGTCGGCACGCCGCGTCACATGCCCCATCGGCGCCCCCTTGTACACGCCGTTACACCGGTACCGCCACCTGGCCGGATCATCCCCCGCAGGTCGGCCTCGTCGAGACCGGGGCACGGCTCTGATATCACCGCCGCACACGTCACAGATAGCGATCCCTGACAACAACCACCGCGCCGCCGCATCCCGAACGTACCGTTGCCCTGTCGCTGCGGACCGTTGTTTAGTGCGGTTGAGCGCGGCCTGCACCTCAGCCCACTCCTCCACAGAAAGGATTGGCTCCCACTGGCCCTGGGCGACTTCCTTGCCCTTATAGGTGCGTATCCCCTTGAGTTCGGGGCGGCTCATCACACGGCGCAGGTTCGCCGGCACCCAGCCCAGCGACACGCGCTCCCTGCCCCTGGAGTCCACGTACTTCTCCCCCGCTACACGACCTTTATCAGTGGGGATACGGCGACGGTTCAGCTCTTCTGCGATCCAGCTGAGAGACCTGCCCGCTCGGAGCCAGCGGGCGATCATGCGGATCACCTCGGCTTCATCCGGGTCCGGCTCTTGGCCGATCAGCCGACCGGTGGCAGGGTCGTAGCGGCGTCGATACCCGTAGCCGGGCACGCCTGCGGGCCTGCCTCGCTCGGCGTTGGCACGCTGGGAGCGGTGGATGCGTTCGGAGAGCTGATCGACTTCGAGGACGCCTTGGGTGGCCATCATGTCGAGGATGTGCATCTCGTGGGGGTTTTCGGCCCGGTAGACGCTGCTGCCCACGAGGATGCGGAGCCGACAGTCGATGGCGAGCTCTGCGAATTCTGCCCACTCGGTTCTTCTCCGGGTGGAGCGGGAGAGTTCCCAGAAACCGACGGCGTCCACCTCGCCGCGGCGGATGATCTGGAGGAGGCGCATCCAGTTGGGACGGTCCGCCTTTGAGTACCGGGATGCGGGGACGTCGTTGTCGGCGAGCTCGGCGACGATGTCCCAGCCGAGGCGGTCAACGGTGAGGCGGAGATCGGCCAGCTGTTCTTCTACGGATGCTTTTTCTCTGCGGTCGAGAGATACGCGCACGTAGAGGGCGACGCGGGTGCGCTGGTCTTCTATCAGGTCTGTGTTTTTCACATCACTAATAGTGCCATCTCTGGTGTGTCTATGTAATAATATGGTCGCATACTGATAGCTAGACACACCCGAGTGGGTGTGGCGGCCCCGAACTGGTGATGCGACCACCAGCCGGGACCTCACCCGATCCTGGAAGGAGCAGGATGGGCTATGAAAAGCGTAGCCGTAGCAGCGGAGGACCGCTGCACCGACCCAGGCCACACGTGGGTCACCATCCAAACGGCGGGCGGCCCGATCGTCACCCGCTGTCAGACCTGCGGCCGAAAGTGGGAGGGCTGATGTCCTCCATGCCGCGTTGCACCGTCGTCTCGTTCGGGTACGGGCACGGCCCGGCCCCCGAGGGGGACGTCATCGTCGACCTGAGGGAGCTCCTGCACCGTCCCCTCCCTACCGCGTTGCGGACTATGGACGGTCACGACACCTGCATCAAGCACTGGGTGGAGAACACGCCTGGCGCGTGGGCGGTGATCAACGGCGTCGTGGACATGGTCCGCGCAATCCTCGCTGAAGCCCCGCACCGGAACGTGCAGATCGCGGTCGGCTGCACCGGCGGTCGGCACCGTTCTGTCGTGGTCGCCGAAAAGATCGGCCGGGGTCTGGAGCAGAGCGGATACCTGGTCGAGGTCGATCACCGGGACATGCACCGCGCGCTCGTGGCCTAATCGGCCACGTCCCGTGTCTGGATTTGACCCACATTTGTTCGTAGCGTCCCCTAGCCCACCTCGTGTGGTGGCTCTGGCACCCGCCCCCCTTCCCCAGTCGCGAGTCGCGTCCTGGCGGGTGCCGGGGCGGCCACACGGCCGACCCCTCACACAGAAAGGAACACATGGAAGCTCAGCTCCGCGACTACGAGCGGACCCTCAGTCTCATGCGCCACCTGCAGAAGAAGAAGTAGTAGCCGAGGGCGGCCCGCCCGCAGCGTCCCCAAGTCCGGGCGGGCCACGTCCCCACCGTTACGCGAACTAGTGAGGAGGTTTCCAGCATGCCACGTCTGCGTCGAAGGGACCTTCTCGCCATGCGTTTGTTCATACTCGCCGCCTACACCGTTGCCGCTGCGCTGGTCGCGTGGACGGGCCGGGACTCGGCCTGGTGGTGGGTGCTGCACTTCACCGGCGCGCTCGCCGGGCTCTGCGCGGTGTGGATTGCTCTCGACTCGGTTCCCGCAGACGAGGGCACCCCAGACCAGGCAGAGCAGTACTTCAGGGAGGACAGGTGACAGCAGAGACAGTGGAAGCTGCTGAGGCTGCGCCGCCGACACCGGGGCCTCCGGTGATCACGGTGACGGCCGAGCCTGTGGACGACGATCAGTCCACCGCCGACGCGACGAAGGAGAAGCAGGAGAAGGAAGAGGAGGCTCCGTTCCCGGCTGGCCAGGTGCTGTTGGGTGCCGGATCAGCGCTGACCCTCAGCTCGGTGGCGTTGGCGTCCGCGGTGGGCCCGTGGGGCCTGCTGTTGGCGCCGGGCGCAGTTGCTGTGGGTGGCGGGGTGTTTCTCGCTACCCGGGGCCGGAAGCGTTCAAAGCGCGGCCGTTCCTCCGAGCGCTTTGGTGGTGCCCGCAGTGGCGCAGGGGCGCGGCCTGTGGGTCGCGTCGGTGGCGCGCGGCTCGGCGGTGGTGGCCGCCGTAGCAGTGGCGGTGGTCGTGGCGGGGTTTCTCCCACGCATGGTGGGGGTCGTCCTGCTGCGGCCCGGTCGGTGGGGTTGGGTGCGCGGCCTGCTCCGACATCGCGCACTGCCCCGTGGGCTCGTGGTGGGACTCCTCGTCCCGGTGCTGGTGGGCGCGCGGTGGTAGCGCCGCCGCTGCGGCTGCGCCCTGCTGCGGGTGCTGGTGGCCGAGTGCCAGGTGGTGGCGCTGGCGTCCGCCCTGGTGGTGGGGCTTCCCGTCGCGTGGGTCGCGGCAGTGGTATGGGCCCGGCTCCCCGCAACCGGTGGGGTGCCTCCCAGCAGCCTTCGGCGCATCCTCGTGGTGGGCTGCGTCGGGCTGTGCGTGCTGCCGGCCGCAGGGCCGCTGATTGGGCAGATGACCGTAGCGGTCGGCGTCTGTCGACTGGGTGGCGGGCCGCTAAAGACCAGCCGGGATTCCGCGCGGCGCACAAGGCTGCTCGGGACACGCTCCGCAGCAAGAAGCGGGGGCCTGCTACCGAGGTGGCGGCGCTGTTGGTGGCGGTCGCGTCATGGCTGCGCAGCCTCTGGGCGCGTCGGCAGGACAGCGGTGGCGCCAAGGAAAAGGACAAAAAGAGCAAGAAGACTGCGACTGCGTCGGCTGTGTCGCAGTCGGAAGTGGTATCCCCCGCGGGAGACGCCGACGTCGAGGAAACCCCGCCCAGGGAGACCACCCCTCCTCCCTCGGGTGAGGAGGACTCCCCCGAACACACATCAACCACCCACACGACTAGAGGAGGTCGAGTGAGCACGTTCCCGCTGCTGGAAATCGCCGCTGAGATGCAGAGCGCGGCAGCCAAATACAGCCCCGAGACAATGTGGCAAGTCATAGCGGACGCTGAACAGCTGCCCGGGGTGATCGACTCGGTCGCCTCCAGCATCCGCATCTACCTGGAGCGGCTGGTGTCAGAACAGTACCCGGTCGACACCGCGGTGATTGACCAGCTCGGCGAGGTGTACCGGAGCCTCAAAACGGCGGCGGCGCAGGCCGAGGAAGTCGGTCCGATGATCCGCAACATTCACCAGCACGACGTGGACCGGCGTGAGGCGCCCCGCGGGGACGAGACCCGCTGGAACGTCTAAGGAGGAGTGGAGAGCAATGGCGAAGAAGGTGGACTGGGGGCTGAAAAGTAACGGCCCCGTCGTCAACGGCCTCCAGGCCGCCTTGGGCCTGGGCGCGGTGACCGCTGTGGCCGACTATGCGGCCATCCACCCCATCTGGGCGTTGGGTGCGGCCGCGGTGGGTGCGGGAGGCACGCTGCTGGTGCGGGGCATGCAGTCCCCTAACCGGGTGATCGCTGACCTGGCCCGGTGGGCGGGTGCTGGGGGCTGGTCGTTCAGCCTGCTCTCGGGGCTCGCTGACTGGAGTGTGGGTTCGGTGGCCACGCTGGCTGGGGGTGCGGTGCTCGCATCGTGCCTGGGCCCCGCCATTGACCGGCGTGAGCAGGCCGCGGCGGCCGCGCTCGCGTCGGGTGGCATTTCTAGTGGCGGGTTGATGCTGGGGTCGACTGCGCGGGAGTGCGCGCAGTGGCAGCAGGCTTTGGTCCGCGTGTACGGGCAGGTGCTGCGTGGCGTGGTTGTGGAGAACGTGCGCGAGTGGCCCAACCGGTACGGAAAAGACGTAGATGTACTTCTGCCTGCGAACGGAGTCACCTCCGATGCGCTGCGCCGTGGCCTTCCCGGGTTGGCCACGGTGATGGATTTGCCGCGTGGCTGCCCGATTGAGCTGGTGGAGCCGGAGGGAAGCCGACGGCGCGTGGTGCTGCGGGTGGCCACGGTCAACAGGTTGGATGCTGACATTCCCTACCCGGTAGACGGGGCGGGGGTGGAGTCGATCCTGGAGGGCATCCCGTTTGGGGAGCACGCGGACGCGTCGATTGCGTCGGCGCCGATCCGTGAGGACTCGTGGCTGATCGTCGGTAAACGCGGGTCGGGGAAGACGACGTTGTTGCACGGGTTGACTGCGACGATCGGCTCCTGTCGGGATGCTCTGGTGTGGCACATCGATCTTAATGGTGGCAGCCTGACGCAGCCGTGGATCGAGCCGTGGCTGCGGGGTGAGGTGGCTCGTCCTCCGGTGGACTGGGCGGCGCCCACGGTGGATGAGGCGATCCTGATGATGCGGGCTGCGGTGCGGATGGCTAAGCACCGCAAGGTCGCCTACCGGGGGTTGAAGCGCAAGCACAACGTGTCGCTGCTGCCTATCAGCCCGGAGCTGCCCGCGGTGGAGATCATCATCGACGAGGGTGCTGAGGCGTTGGCTGCTGCGGGCCGTGGCAAGGTCGCTGAGCTGGCCAATCTGCTGGCGGAGATCCAGCGGATCGCGCGGGATGCGGCGATTAATGAGGTGATCTCCGCGCTGCGGGGTACGTCGGACCTGATCCCGGCGGCGATGACGTCGCAGACCGGGGTGTCCATTTGCATGCGGGTGGAGCAGGACAAGGAGCTGGCCGCGGTGTTCGGCTGGCATTCGGGAGTGGACTACCGGGACCTGCGCCGCAAGGGCAGTGGGTTCGTCGGCACCGACCGGGGGATCCAGCAGTTCCAGTCGTGGAACATTCTGCCCGCGCAGATTGAGGAGATCGGGGTGCGGATCTCTCGGCAGCGCCCCGATTTGGATGCGGCGACCGCGCGGGCGGGCGGGGAGGAGTATGCGACCCGCTATGAGCGCATGCGGGAGCTGTTTGAGGACCCGGATGCGCTTATCGACCCCGCTGACAGTGACAGCAGTGCTGTGCTGGCGCGTGCGGCGGCTCCGGTGGAGTCTGGCAGATGGACGGTGACTGCTGGGTGGGATGACCCTGGTGTGCGGCGTGAGCAGGTGCGGGTCGCGCTCGTCCCTGCTCGGGAGGACGAGGACATTGTGGAGCGGATCATCGCGCTGATGGATGAGCGGGGTGAGGACCGTATCCCTCGTGAGGTGGCCGCCCGGGAGTTGACGGGTGGGGATGATGAGGAGCTGCGCCGCCGGGTGGCTGAGGCTGGTGGGCCTGCGCCGCGGTCGATTCGCTACCGGGGGTTGCCGGCGCGTGGCTGGTATCGGCGGGATTTGGAGGCGGTGCGGGAGGTGGTGTCACAGGCGTGACGGGGGTTGTGTCACTCCCGTGACGCTGTCACACGAGTGTAGCGTTCTGACCTGCGGTAACGCCGTGACGGGGGTGTTGCTGTAGGGGGAGAAACAAGGGGTTTCTTCCAGGGGCCCTGCTCTTTGGGGTGGGGTGTCACACCGTCACATCGTCACAGAGAAGGAAAGGGTGGCCCGGGGCGACCAAACCGGCGGGCCACCACCCACAGAAAGGGGCGACACCATCATGGCATCCACGGTTCCTATGTCAGATGACGTGGCGTTGGAGGAGATCGCCGCGTTTGAGGGGCGGTTGGGTGTAGAGCCTGGCCGCAACCAGCTGATGTCTGAGTTCGGTTGGGGTGGGTCTCGGGCGTCTCGGCTGCTTCGGCTGTATCGGGAGCGGAAGCAGCGGTCTGGGGCGGAGGCGGTCCGGTTGCTGCCCGGGCTTGAGGCGGACCGGTCTGAGGTGGTGGTCCAGCAGTCTGGGTCGGAGGCGGTCCGGTCTGGTGCCGTGGACCGGTCCGGTGAGCAGTCTGGTGAGCAGTCGGGTGGACCGGTCCGGAAGGCTGACGGGGTGGACCGGTCTGTCTCGTCTGGTCTGGGGCGGTCCAGTGAGGCGGTCCAGTCTGGTGGACCGGTCCAGCAGTCCGGGTCGGAGGCGGTCCGGTCTGTCTCCTCGTCTGGTCCGGTGGTCCGGTCTGGTGGAGCAGTCCGGTCTGACGGGGCGGCTCGGGGTGAGCAGTCCACCGGTCCGGACCAGGATGCTGCTGTCGGTGTCGAGGCAGCCCAGGCTGGACTGGTCCGGGTAGAAGGGCTGGTCCCGTCGCTGGACCGGTGCGAGCCTGATCCCTGGGTTGAGGGGTGGACTGGTGGTCCGGCAGACCAGTCCGAGGTGGATGGCGTGGTGGACCGGTCCGGTGTGGTGGCGCAGGCCAGCATGAGCGGACCGAATACTGGTCCGGTGGACCGGGTCGAGGCTCGGACTGAGTCGGGTGGTCTGGTCCGGTCTACCGCCCGGACGGGTGTAGCGGACCGGTCCGGTCCGGGGTCCTCTGCTGGTGTGGTGGACCGGTCCGGTCCGGGTGGTGCGGCTGGCCTGGTGGACCGGTCCGGTGGGGTAGTCCGAGACGAGGTGGACCAGTCCGGTCCAGTGGAGGCCGCCAGTGAACCGGTCCGGTCTGGGTTGGGTGAAGCCGGTCCGGCAGTCCAGGCGCAGCGGACCGGGGATGCGGACCCGCGGTCCGGCGACGGACCGGACCGCAAGCCGTGGGGGCTCATCATCGCGATCCTTGCGATCAGCCTGTCTGCGTTCACCGCCGTGTGGGGCGGATGGGTCGGACTAGGCAGAATGGTTGGGTTCGGCAAGGTAAACCTGCTGCCTGGTTTCGTTGCCGATGGTGGGTGGGCCACGATTGACCTGGCGATCACCCTGCCCATCGGGATTGAGGCGTATGCGGCGTCCGCGCTGTATGTGGCGGTGGCTGGTCTGGTGCGAGGCGGGAGCCGTTGGTTCGCGGGGAGCAGTGCTGGGCTCTCGCTGGCCTTGGGTGCGTTCGGTCAGGCTGCCTATCACGTGCTGGATGCGCAGGGCCGCACGGTTGCGCCGGAGTGGATCGTGGTGTTTGTCAGCGTGTTGCCGGTCGTGGTGCTGGGGATGGCTGGTGTGCTGCTGCACCTGGTGCTGGAGGAGCGTAAGCATCGGCGTCGCCGTTAGGCCATGGCCTGGGAGAATGGAATGGGGGGGGGAAGCTGGTGCTTCTCCCCCTTTTTTTTGGTTTCTTTTCGGGGGGTTGTGTGTGCCGTTGGAGGCGTCTGGCTGGCGGGTTTCTCCCCACCAACTATTGTATAAACCCCATACACTCGTGTATGATGTTCATACAGACACAGAGAGGGGATACCGATGGCCACCATCACCGCCGCCGACGCCGCCGCCCGCGCGGGCCGCACCGTCGACACCATCCGCCACTGGTGCCGCATGGGCGCCGTCCGCGCCACCAAGGTAGCTGGCCGGTGGGCCATCGACGTCGCCTCCCTCGACTACCGCATCAGCCTCGACACGCAGGAGCCGACCATGCCCACACTGGTGTGCGAGCACACCACCGACCCCGACAACCCCTGCCGAGACTGCCAGCGCAAGTTCCGCCCGATCATGTTCAAGCGGTACGTCGCCGCGCTCACCGAGGGCCTGGAGCTGCCGCCGCTGACCGGCACCCCCAAGCAGATCGCCTGGGCAGAGCAGCTGCGCGCCCGCAGCCTCGCGGGCAACTGGGAGGACGTAGAGCGCGGCCTGACCGACGAAGGCCGTGTCCTCAACGTGGTCTGGGAGGCCGGCTGGTGGGCGCCGGAGCCCGACGAGGAGGAGTTCGGGATCGAATACCCCAACTGGCAGCAGAAGCTCATCCCCCACGAGGAGCTGGCCCGCCTCCGCACCCTGGCGGAGGCCCGCGCGTGGATCGCCCGCGTTGTCGCGGAGCGCACCGACGCGGCCTGGTGGATCGACCCCTACCGCTACGGCTACTGACCCGACCGGGGCCACCTGACCGGCGGCCCCTCCACCCCTACCGATTCGAGAGGACACGACATGACCGTCAACGAGCGTCCCGCCTGGGAGCAGCGCATCCTCGACACCCGCGAGGCGATCAACCGGGCGATCGCTGCCCACGACCAGGCCATCGCCGACGCGAAGATGGCCAACGCTCCGGTCTCCCAGATCGCCCGAGTCCTGGGCCGCCAGGACCGCACCGGCCTGTACAGGGCCATCCAGCGCGCCAGGGAGCGCACCATGCAGGCCGTGCCGCAGCCCCCGCACACGCCGGTCGCCTACGTGCGCACCCGGCAGCGGGCCAGCGACCTGCGCCTGCGCGTTGAGATGGCGCTGCGCGCCCGCGGCATCGCCACCATGAGCGTGTGGCCCGACGTCTGGTACCTGGGCATGGGCGGAGTGCCCCTCCTCCAGATCAACCTGGAGGAGACCACGCTCGCCGAGGGCCGTCCCGAGACGGCGCCGGGCGTGTACCGGGTCGTCGCCCGGGAGGAGCCCGAGGACGGCCTGCGGGTGCTGCGCACCGTGGAGTCCCGACGCCTGCCCACCCGCCGCAGCGAGGACGGCATCGGGTCCGTGACGGACGTCGACGCTCTCGCGGCGCTGTCCGTTGAACTCCTCGCCCCCTACTGCTGACATCGCCCCAGAACACGCCACGACAAGAAGGACAACCTGAAAGGACAACCTGATGCGCATCGAGAAGATCGTTAACTGCACCGGGATGCCCCTGCTGATCCCCCAGGGGGCGGGTGACGAGCACGAGTACGTCGAGTACCCGGCCGCGCGAGTGCCGGCGCGGGTTGTGACCGAGGAGGTCACCGTGGCCGGACTGGACGTGCGAGTCACCCGAGACCTCGGGGTGGAAGGGCTCCCCGACCCACAGGAGGGCGTCTACTACCTGGTTACCTCCCGGGTTGCGCTGGCCGCCCCGGACCGCACCGACCTGCTGGTCCCCTCGGACATCTACGAATGGGGGGACGGGCGGAAGGTGGCTGGGGCGCTGCTGCGCCCCGAGCCCACGCCCCGTGGGTGGGGCCGGGGTCTCCCCGACCTCTCCGCGGTCGCAATCACCCTGAGTGACCACCACGGCACATGGGCGACCCAGGTCGTCGCCGAAAAGACCCGTGACGGGAGCTGGGTGGTCCACACCGACGCGTCCCCGGGGGACGGCAGCTTCCCCGGCCGCTACACAGGGCTCGACCAGGGCGCAGCCCTGGCGAAGCTCGCCGACCTGCTCCCTGCCGCCCAACAGCAGGGCCGGGTCTTCGAGGAGAAGCTCAAGAACCTCCTCTGACCGGCCGACGTGAGGGACTGCTCCCACCTGGAATGGGAGTGGTCCCTCCCCTATCACAGGCGTCCCCGTCTAAGCTTGGTGGGCGGGGACGCCTAACCATATGGTTTACCGGTAGTTAGGCGGCGCAAGCCCCGGTCTTCAGGCCGGGGTAAGCCGCCAAGAACATTCTCGCCGCTGGACGGGCGGAGAGACTAAACGCCTGTGGAGGCGACGTAAGACCACCCTTTGGGGTGGCGGACGCCGGTGAAGCAGGAACCCACCGGAGCGCGGCGTGAGCCGCGCAGGAGGAATCTCCGGCATTCACGCCGGGGAGGACGTCAAACGGTAAACTAGCTGCAATAACCTCATAAAACGCGAGCCCGCCGGGTGCTGGGAACACCACGACGGGCTCTGACCCACCTACCTGACTACCCCAGGAGGCAGGCTATGCATAAGCCTAACCCCATCGTGCCCAAGCTCGGGCACGACCCTCACTCTTTCCCCCAGCCGGGCACCCCCATCCCCGACTGGATCACCCTTCACCCCAAGATCACCCACTTCGACTTCGGCCACCGAAACCCAGCCCAGACCGTCGCAGCCAAGGCCGCCGAGTTCGTCCAGGGGGCGTCCAAGTGAGCGACGTCATCGAACTGGAAGCCCTCGACCAGCCCACCTTCACCCAGGTCGGACACTGGCTCATCTTCCGCCACGACATCTCCCCCACAGCGCGGCACCTCTACACCGTCCTCGCCGCATTCGTGCACCAAGGACGCCGCAACACCGGTGACACCGAGGTGTGGCCCTCACTCAACCTGCTCGCCGTCATCCTCGGCCTCTCCAAGGGCGAATCCGTCACCCCCTATCTCGACGAACTCATCCAGGCCGACGTCATCCGCAAACGCTCCACCACCATCGGCGGCATGAAGGCGCGGAACACCTACGCCATCCGGTTCAACCCGCCGCCCGGCACTCCGGAGGCGAACGGGCTCGGAGACCTCCTGGCCCCGCTCAAGGAGATCGCCAGCGACCCGAAGGCCATGAGCCGGGCAGCCAAGGAGGTGCGCGCGACGATCAACGAGCGGCGGGAGCGGGAGAAGCAGGCACGCGCCGGACAGTCCGGGAAAACCGCAGGTCGCGCCGTACCCCGGAAAAGCGGGGTACGTACCCCAGAATTCCGGGGTACGTACCCCCGAAAACCGGGGTGGAACAATACGAAGGTCGAACAATACGAAGGTCGTCCTCTTCTTCCCGCGCGCGCGGAAGCTGCGGCGCCGCCTCGACCTCGGCGCAGCGAGGAGGAAGAGAAGAACAACACCAAGGGTCAGAAGGGGTGTTCTTCTGACCAGCAAAGGTGCACCACGTGCACCATGGTTGACCAGCGAAAGTGCACGACGTGCACCAAGAGGGCGGAAACCCCGGAAACCCGCGCCATCCGCGTCGTCCTCGATCGCCTCGCCGACCATTCCCCTACCGAGGACGAAGCCCGCGCCGTCATCACCCACATCCGCAACCAGGCCACCCAGCGCGGCACCACGATCGCCCGCATCGACAAGTGGCTCGACGGCCGCGACCCCGACACCCTCCGGCACGACCTCGCCCACATCCGCGCACAAACCACCCACCAAGGCCCGGGATGCGGCATCCACCGCCGCAAAACCCTCCCCTGCCGCATGTGCGCCATCGCCGCGGCAACCGGCGACGTCGAGCCGCTTCTCGCCGAGCTCAAACGCGTAGGCCCCGATGAGCGGCCCGACCTCGCTGACCTCTGCGCCGGCCACTCCTAAAACCCGAGAAACGAAGAAGGGGCGGCAGCCTGCCGCCAAACAGGTGCTGCCGCCCCATTCCACAGAAAGGAACGCTCTACCATTATGACACTCACACCCATCGCCCCTGCACGCACCGAACCCCCACATGACCTCGCCGCTGAACAGGCCGTGCTCGGCGCGATCCTCACCGCCCCCGACCGGCGGCGCGCTCATGAACTTCTTGGTGAGGTCCTCGAGCTCGCGCCCCCCGCCACCTGGTATCGGCCTGCCCATGCGGTTCTTCTCGATCACCTGACCGCTCTCGCGGACGCTGACCAACCGTTGGACGCGATCACCCTGCACGACCGGCTCGCGAAGACCGGTGATCACACCCGTACCGGCGGCGCCCCCTACCTGCACACTCTGGTGGAGCAGGCCGCGGTCGGGGCGACGGTGGGCCACTATGCGCGCATCATCGCGGAAAAGGCCGTGCTGCGCCGGCTGATCCAGGCTGGGGCGCGCATCACCCAGTTCGGCCAGCAGGCCATCCCGGGCGCGGACGTGGACGACCTGGTGGAGCGGGCCCGGGATGAGGTCGACAGCATCGCGCGGACTGGTAGCGCGCACGACCCCGAGGTCACCACCCTGGCGGATGGGCTCGCCGGGTTTTTGGACCGGCTGGAGCGCGGCGACGCCGTGGCTGACGTGATCCCTGTGCCGTATGCGGATCTCGCGGACAAGCTGGTGGGTGGGGGGTTCGCGCCGGGCCAGCTGGTGGTGATCGCGGGCCGTCCTGGGCACGGCAAGACCACGATCGCGTTGGACATCATGCGGCACGCCGCCAAGAAAGGGAAGCGGGTGCTGTTCCATTCGCTGGAGATGACCCGAGACGAGCTGGACATCAAGCTGGCGGCGGCGGAAACCGGTATCGCCACCACCCAGCTCACTCCTGGCCCGAACGGTGCTGACCTCACTGATGACCAGTGGCGGAGGCTCGCCGACTATGTGGGGCGTGCTGCTGACATGGACATCACGATTGATGAGGCCGCCGACTGTTCACTGGCTCGGATCAAGGCCCGGGTGAACGCGATGGAGCGGCAAGGCCGGCTGCCGCATTTGGTGGTGGTGGACTACATCCAGCTGATGGACACCGCTCCGGCGGAGCGGAGGGATCTGCGGATCGCGGCGCTGTCGCGGGGGCTGAAGATCCTCGCGAAGACGAAGAAGATCGTGGTGGTGGCGTTGGCGCAGGCGCGTAGGGAGTCCGCGGATCGGGAGAACGGGGTGCCGAGGTTGTCGGATCTGGCTGAGTCCAGCGCGTTGGAAAAAGACCCGAATATTGTGCTGACGGTGGCTACGCCGCATGTGGATGACCTGGAGCATGAACGGTCCGGGGAAACGATCATCAATGTGGCGAAAAACCGTGGCGGGCCGTTGGGGGAGGTAAGTTTGGCCTGCCAGTTCCACTATTCGCGCTGCGCGAATCTGCACCGGTAGGGCGCGGTTAGAGCAGACAGAGAGGAAGAAAAGAAAAAAAGGGGGGTGGTGGACCGCGCACCACCACCCCGCCCGTGGAGTATGTCGCCAGACGGAAGGCGGATCTATTATCGCACCCCCCTTCGGGGGTGGTTTTAACGGGGAATACTCGGCCGCCTACAAACCCCCGGCCAGGTGGGGTCCCTACGCGCGAGGACGACGGATACGCCATCATCCTCAAACCCGGCCATACGAAACGAGGCCCTGCCTATCCTGGTAACAACCACACCCCCTGGAAAGGCAGGGCCATACTCATGCAGCATATCGGAGACCGCATCCGCGAATACCGCATGCTCCACGGCTTCACCCAAGAAGACCTCGCCGAAAAGGCGGGCATGCACCCCAACACCATCAAAAAACTCGAGCAGGGCGGCACCGCGCGCATGGACACCCTCCACCGCATCGCCCGTGCCCTTAACACAACCACTGGCAGCCTCATCTCCAGCCGCCCCCGACTGCTGGAACACGGCGACGACGGCAAACTCGACCTGCTCGACCTGCGCCGCACCATCTCCCCACCCATCACCGTGGACGGAGACCCGCTGTGCGACGACACCGAACCCCCCGACCTGCCCGCCCTCAAAGACGCCCTCATCCGTCTAGACGCCGCCTACCACGGCGACCGGTACACCGACCTCGCGGAAATCCTGCCAGGGCTGATCCGCAGCACTCACACTGCCGTAGCCCACCACACCCACACCCCACGCGAGGCTGAGGCGCGCCGACTGCGGTCTGTGGCACTGCAGATCGCCGCCCGCTACCTCACCCAGGTGCGTGCCTATGATCTGGCGCATCTGGCGCTGGCGGACGCGACACGGGACGCTGCCGCATCCGACGATGAGATGGTCTCCGTGTCCTGCGTGGTCGGTCAGGCCTGGGTGCTGATCCGCCAGGGCCGGTTCGACGAGGCCGAACGGCTGGCTGCGCTGACTGCAGACCGTGTTGAGCCGCGCCTGTCCACCGCGACCGTGGACCACTTGTCATCCTGGGGATACCTGCTTCTGCGGGTCTCTGCTGCGGCGGCCCGCAACAACCGGCCTGATGTGTCCGCTGAGGCGCTCGGGCTGGCGCGCGTGGCTGCGGCTCGGATTGGGCGTGACCGCTACCACGAGCTGCGGAGCTGGGGGGCGTTCGGTCCGCTCACCGTGGAGCTGCGGAGCATTGAGGCGGAGTTGGTTGCGGATCGGCCTGACCGGGTGTTGGAGATGGCTGGTCGGCTGCCGTTGGAGTCGAGGTTGACCTCGTCTGACTCGTGGCACCGGCATCGCCTGGATGTGGCGGAGGCGTATGCGCGGATGCGGCGGGATAGTGAGGCGATACGAGTTCTGGCTGAGCTGCGTCGGGAGGCGCCGACGTGGCTGCGGCATCAGCGGATGGCTCGGGAGACGTTGGAGAGGGTGGTGCGGCGTCGGAAACGTGCTCTCACCACAGAGCAGCGTGCGTTGATCGAAATTCTTGGGCGCAGACCCCGGCTTCAGTCGTGGGGTTAGCCCATCCCCCTCGATCCTCAGACATTGGACAAGAGAGCCAAGCGCACGCTCCCGACCCTCGTGTGTTGACTTCCTCCCCACGGCTGAAGCCGGGGGATTCCAACCCTCGCGGGTTGGGTTTCCTGCTTCACCGCCAGCCGCCCGCCGGGCTTACGCCGTTTGGGTCTTACGCCGGCTCCACAGGCGTTTTACCTCTCCGCCAGCCCGGCGGCGAGGATATTGCGTGCGGCGTTCACGTCGCGGTCATGGGCCGCACCGCAGGCACATACCCACTCCCGAACGTTGAGCGGCATCTTCTCTTGCAGGGTGCCGCATGCCGAGCACAGCTTGGAGGAAGGGAACCAGCGGTCCACGACCAGCAGTTCTCGGCCGTACCAGGCGCACTTGTACTCCAGCATCGAGCGGAATCCCCGCCAGGATGCGTCGGAAATGGCGCGGGCCAGCCGCCCGTTCTTGACCATGTTGCGGACGGTCAGGTCCTCGATCACGACCGTTTGGTTCTCACGGACGAGCCGAGTGGTGATTTTGTGCAGGAAATCGCGGCGCCGGTCGGTGATCCGCGCGTGGATGCGGGCGACCTTGCGGCGGGCCTTCTCCCGGTTCGCCGACCCCTTGGCCTTGCGGGACAGGGCCCGCTGCGCACGGGCGAGCTTTCGCCGGTCGCGGCGTTCGTGCCGGGGGTTGGTGATCTTCTCCCCGGTGGAGAGGGTGGCCAGGGCGGTGATCCCAGCGTCCACCCCTACCGAGGACTCCACCGGGGGAAGCGGGCGGATCTTCTCCTCGACCAGGATGGACACGAACCAGCGTCCCGCGTTGTCGCGCGACACCGTCACCGTGGACGGCTCTGCACCTTCTGGGAGGGGACGAGACCACACGATGCGCAAGGGCTCGCTCATCTTCGCCAACGTCAGCGTGCCGTCCCGGTAGCGGAACGCCGAGCGGGTGTACTCCGCCGACGCCCGCGACTTCTTCCGGGACTTGAACGTGGGGTACTTGGCCCGCTTGGCGAAGAAGTTCGCGAACGCCGCTTGCAGGTGCCGCAATGCTTGCTGGAGCGGAACCGACGACACCTCGTTCAGGAACGCGAGTTCGGGGGTTCTCTTCCATTGGGTGAGCGCGGCCGAGGTCTCCACGTAGGAGACGCGGCGGCCCTCTTGGGTGTAGGCGCGGGTCCGCTCCTCCAGGGCCTTGTTGTAGACGAGGCGGACGCAGCCGAACGTCCGGAGCAGTTCTTCGGCCTGCTCGGGGGTCGGGTAGAAGCGGTACTTGTAGGCCCGCTTCACAAGCTGCGCCATGTCTCACATTTTACTAGAAGATCAGTTAAGAACGATCTGCGATGGGAGGATGGCGCTTCCTCCCCAGGGCTGAAGCCCGGGGTCTCCGCGCCAGAACTCCGATAACGCGCCAACCGCCACGAAGGAGTAAAGTACCCACCACGTCCACCGCAAAGGACGCAAAGAAGCCCCGCGCTTCCGCAAGAGCCGGGGCTGTGGCCAGACAACCAGTGGGGGTTGCTGACGTGGTTGATTCTACGCCGCCTTCCCGCGGCGACGCCAACCGTTCCACGCGACGGCGCTTCAACACCGCCGAACGCGTCGCAATGTACCTCGCCTCCGGCGGACGCTGCTCCAACTGCGGCACCGAACTCGAACCCGGCTGGCACGGCGACCACATCACTCCCTGGTCCCGAGGAGGGGCCACCGACTCCATCAACGGACAGGCGCTCTGCCCGTCCTGCAACCTGCGGAAAGGGGATAAGCCTTCCATGAGCTGGAATGGTCCTGACCTGCGCGAGTGGCAGCGCAAAGCGCTCGACACTTACCTCGCCCACGACCCCGCGGACTTCCTCGCGGTCGCCACACCAGGCGCAGGAAAGACCACCTTCGCACTCCGCGTCGCCCACGAACTCCTCGAATCCGGGATCGTGCAGCGCGTCGTCGTCGTGGTCCCCACCGACCACCTGAAGATCCAGTGGGCTAACTCCGCCCACCGATGCGGCATCAGCCTCGACCCCAAGATCAGCAACGCCGACGGCCTGGAAAAAGCAGCCGACTACCAAGGCATGGCCATGACCTACGCCCAGGTGGCGTCCCAACCCGACCTGCACCGAATGGGAGCCGGACAACGCAGGACCCTGGTGATCCTCGACGAGATCCACCACGCCGGCGAGGACAAGGCGTGGGGGGACGCGGTCCGCCACGCCTTCCAGCCTGCCGAACGTCGCCTGTGCCTGTCCGGCACACCGTTCCGCTCCGACAACAACCCGATCCCGTTCGTCCGCTACGACGAGGCAGGGAAGTCCAAGGCGGATTTCACCTACGGGTACGGGCGTGCGATCCGCGACGACGTGTGCCGCCAGGTCGACTTCCACTTCTACGACGGGGAAATGAAGTGGATGGACTCCGGTGCGGTCACCGCCAGCGCCAACCTGTCCGCGGACCTGGCTGCTGGTGACCGCTCCTCGGCGTTGGAGACCGCGCTCGACCCGGACACCGGATGGATGCGCGGGGTCCTCGAAGTCGCCGACACCGCGCTGGACAACCTACGCACTGAAGTCCCCAACGCCGGCGGCCTCGTGATCGCGTACCGGGCCTACCATGCGCGCGCCTACGCCAAGATCCTCCAGGAGCTCACCGGCGAGGAGCCGACGGTGGTACTCAGCGAGGACGGGCCGACCGCGAACCAGGGCATCGAGGCGTTCTCGCGTGGCACCGGCAAGTGGCTGGTCGCGGTGCGCATGGTGTCGGAAGGTGTGGACGTGCCGCGGCTGGCGGTGGGCGTGTACGCGACGAAGACCCGCACCGAGATGTTTTTCCGGCAGGCGGTGGGCCGGTTCGTGCGGAAGCAGAAGGGTGAGGAGCACTCCGCGTTGTTGTTCGCGCCTGCGTTGAAGGGGTTGCAGGCGATGGCGGCGACGATCGAACAGGAGATCCAGCACGAGATCGACCTGGAGCGTCAGGAGTACGAGAAGGCACAGCGGGAAGGCGGCGTTCAGGGGATGTTGGCGTTTCCGGCTGTGCCGTTGAGCGCGTCTGACCCCACGTTCGACCGGGCGATTCACAGCGGGCGGGAGTACGTGGGGCAGCAGCTCCACGAGCGCACGATGGAGCGGATGAAGCAGTACAACTTCCCCAGCAGCGCTTTCCAGGCGGTGCGGGCGATGGTGCACGACGAGATGCTTAAAGAGGGCGCTGTTTCTGAGGCTGTGCCCGTAGCGGTCGCGGAGCCGGAGCCGAAGTTCCGGTTGGAGAAGCGACTGCGGGACACGTTGTACCGGTTGGCGAAGCGGATCGCGATTCGGGACGGGCGTGACCATTGCGAGGTGCAGCGAGAAGTCAACCAGGTCATGGGGGTGCGTAAGCGCAGTGAGGCGAACCTTCAGCAGTTGGAGTTGGGGATTGCCTGGGCTCAGAAGTACTTGGGGGATCGGTGAGTCGTCTCCTGCGTGCCCGTGGGGGCTTGGTGGACGCGTTGTCGTCGGCGTTGGACAGTGGCGGGCACGGGTTGTCCAATGTTCCGGTGTTGTTGAAGCGGCTGCTGGCCGAGGAGGGGTGGCGGGAGTTCGAGACGGTGCGGGGGGAGGTTGTGCGGCATGAGCGGTTCGAGGAGTTCGTGACTCTGCCGCCGTTGAAGGGGTTGGGGACCAGTGTTGGTCTGATCAAGCGGATCGTGGCTGACGACCGCGAGGCGGTGGACCTGCTCGACCGAGTGCTTCAGAGACAGGTCGGTCGCCCCAGGGAAATTGTGTACAATGTACACAATTCCAAAGGGCGGCCTGCTGGAAATTCTCAGGCACGTGCTCTCCGCCGTCTCCGCAAGGACGCCCCAGAGCTGCACGCCGAAGTGATCGCCGGCCGCCTCTCCGCGCACGCCGCGATGGTCAAGGCCGGATTCCGGACACGCACCATCAGCGTGCCGGTGGAGCACCCTGACCGAGTCGCGGCAGCGCTCCGCAGACACATGACCCAGGAACAGCTCGAAGAACTCGTTCGCCACCTGACAGACGACTGAACCCCGCGCGCACGTGAACGGCCCTGCCTATCCTGAAAGCAGCGGCACCCCAGGAAGGGCAGGGCCTATGCCGGCAGAGTACCCCGAGTCGCTATGCCCCCACCACTCGACGTGGTGAGGGCTTTTGGTTTCTGCTGGTGGGGTGGGGTGTTGGCGAAGGCGAGAGAAATTTTCCAACCCACCACTTGACGCTTCCGGTTTAGGAAGCTAGGCTCGGTGTCACGAGGTTAGGGGAACGGCCCCAGACACCCGCCCCGGGGAGCAGCCCCAGGGCCCAACCGGAAGGACCGGAAATGGCTTTCGTCACCGCCGAGCACGTATACACCCTCGCCGAAGCCGACTTCTCCGACCTGCCTGTCCTCGCCGTCGATGTCGACGGCGAGATCGAGGTCTTCCCCCAGTCCACCGCGCAGGCCCGCGGCGCCCGCATCCTCACCGACGCCGCCGCCCTCGACGAGTACACCAACGGTGAGGACCTGGACGACGTCCTCGCCGAACAGTTCGCCCAGGAACTCAACCAGGCGCACGACCTGGTCGACGACACCGAGGACACCGACGCCGCAACAGGAGCGGACATGCGAATCATCAACCTGACGCCCCACGATGTGACGCTCGTCACCACGGGCGGTGACGAGGTCGTGGTCCCGCCGGAGGAAGCCCCGGCGCGGATCCCCGCCACGACCACCCCCGTAGGGGATGTCAACGGCATCCCCCTGGTCGTGGAGCAGCTGGGAGACGCCAACAGTGTTCTCCCGCCCCCTCAGCCGGGAGTGGTCTACGTGGTCGCGCGCCCCGTGGCGGAGCGCGCCAACCGGCCGGACCTGGTCGTCCCCACTAACGTGGAGCGGGTCAACGGCCGCCCGGTGCGCGCCCGGGCTCTCGCCCGGGTGGCGACAGAATCCCCCCGCACCGCGGCTGCTAACGTGATTATCCGGGTCGCCGAAGCGGCGATCACCGAAGACCGGGACCACCAGGTCGCGCTAGAGCTGCTGGAGGTCGCCGCCGGGATTCGCCGTGGCAGCGGCACCACGCTCCGCGATGCGACGTACGTACTCACCGCCATTGAACAGGCGCGGTTCATCTCCGCCCAGCTCCGGCGGGAAGCCCGGGCCGCGCTCGAGACCCTGAGGGGACTGGAAGCGGCATACGCGGACGACGTACAGAACAACCCCCCGTCCTGCCGTCCGTGCGGCGGAACCGGGGAACTGCCGGTGGACGATGTCACCCCGCCGGTCGCGTGCAGTGAGTGCGGGGGAACAGGCCAGGAGCAGGTGGTCGTCCCGACCGCCTAGCCAACTGGCGTCGCTAGCAGAACCGGTGCGGCCCCAGCGGCCGCACCACCCAAACAGGACAGTCGAGCCCCCGACCGCGATGGTCGGGGGCTCCCCCCGTTTTTGAGGACTCATGGAACACGGCTCTGAGCCCACGCAGTACACAGACCCGCCCGGCATGCCCGAGGACGAGCGCATGACCCCCAGCCAGAATTTCGCGTGGTCCGCCGAGGCGGGGCTAACTGCCACGGAACATGTCTGTACCGGAAAGGTACGGCTGTCTAGCGTGGGGGGTATGGCCGCAGATGACCCCCAGCAGATGCGTGAGCGCCTCGACCGCATCCGGTGCTCGTTCTACCAGTGGCGGATCAGCTACGAACTCCACCGCCCGGAGGGGGGACGGTGGGTGGCGTGGCGAATCGACCCGCTGGAGGAGTGGGAGGCGGAGGCTGGCCTGACGTGTGTGGTCTCCGCATGGGACCACGATACGTTCCTGGCGAGGCTGGGCGCGGAGCAGAGGAGGCAGGATGAGCTGAGGGTCAGGCGGCGGCAGGAAGAGGAGGAGGGGAAGTCGCGCGGCCCCCTGTCCCCTATGCGGCAGCGCGGCGAGGGGTCCCGGGGTGGCTGAGGGGCGCCCCGGGGCTGTTTTCCCCGTCACCGTGGTGGTGGCGGGGAATTTTTGTTGCACACTTGTCGCTTCCGACTTAGGAAGCTATGGTGGTGTTAGTCGGGGAACAGCCCCAGACACCCGCCCCGGGGAACAGCCCCAGGGCCCGACCGGAAGGACCGGCTATGCGCACGACTGCTGGGGACTACACCGTCTCGGTCGCGTTGACCGACGACGTCGCCGACAACGGTCGCAGCACCGTTGAAGTGCTGCGCCGCGAGCAGATCGGGGAGGTCGACGGCGAGACCTTCTACGCCCTCGGTGGCAAGATCACCGGATGGACGATCCCCGTGCCCACGGACGCCGACGACGTCATCGACCAGGCGCTGACCGCCGCCGAAGCCGTGCTCGCCGAGCACGGCTGGAAGACCGCCGGCCCCTGGGAGATCGCAGACAGCAACGCCCACGCCCCTGTCACCAGGGGCTGACGAATGGCTCGGGGAGGTCGGCGCCGCGGCTGGCCTCCCCCCTTTTTTTCCCTTTGTGAAGGAGAAAACAATGCTGACAGCAGCAGAGTTCAAGACGCTCCGGGAGCACCTCGGCATCCCCGGGGAATGGCTCGCACGCCGATTCGGCGTCTCCGACAGATCGGTGCGGCACTGGGACAGCGGGAAATACCCGGTTCCCGAACGCATCAGCCGCTGGCTGCGCTGGCTGGCCGAGGAAACCGAGGCCACGGTGGCCTGGATCGCAGAACGCCTCGAGAACAGCCCTGAGAGGCTGCTGGTCACCTACCGAAACGATGAAGAACTCGACGCCGGCGCTGCGGACGACCCCTACCGGGGTCTGTATCCGGACGATGACTTGCCGTCCGCTTGGCACCGCAGGATGGCCGCCCGTGTTGCTGAGCGCGTGCCGGGGTTGCGCCTGGTCTACCCCGGCCAGACGGCAGCGGACATTCCCGCTGCGGTCACCAGCCTTCTGGACGTGACCGCAGACTGCGACGACCGCTCCGATCCCGAGGCGTGGATCGAGGCGTGGTCGTCGCAGTCTGCCAGCCACGGGTTCGAGACGGAGCGGGCCGGTGAGGCGTACAACGGCGCCCCGATTCTTGAGGACGCAGAGGGGGAGCTCTACGTCCTGTCGTGGTGGGAGGGGCGCGTGTACGCGTCTCGGATCACCACGTGGGTGCGGGAGGCCGAGGAGGAGGGGCTGGAGGCCGTGGAGCTCCGCGACAACGGCCGGGAGGTGTGGGCGTATGCCTACGCGTCCAACAGTGCCGGGTCTATGAGCCTGGTGGACGCTCGCGTTGTGGTCGGGTCCGAGGCCACGCCCGGCGAACGCGAGGAATGGGTGCGCGATTACGTGAGAGGCCTGGAAGCGGGCGGGTACGAGCGGGGTTGAGCTGAATATCCCGAACAGAAGGGGCCCCCACAATGCCGTGGGGGCCCTTTTTTGAGCGCGGAATGGACCTTCGTCCAGTACCAGGTTCGTCCGCAGCGCTCCGGTCTTCAGCCCGGGGAGCGCGTCAATGCTGCGTGTACCGGGGCGTACCACCAATCCCAAGCCCCAGCAACACCCGCCCCCAAACCGGGGAAACCCACTCCTCCAACACGCGCGCCACCGCGTAGTAGACTCCCGCCACCACCACGGTGACGACCTCCTCCAACGCGTCCACCGGCAGCTCCACGGCAAGATACCGAGAGCCGAGCGCCACCAGCACCCCCACGAGCAGCGGCACGAGGGTGCGGATGATTGACGCACCAATGTCGGGCACGGTCTCGTTCTGCGCAGGTTCTGTGGTAGTCACGGTCTCCTCCCAACCTTAGATTCCCTGCCTGAATATCAGCCAGTCGCGTAGACCACAGCCCGCCACACAATCCACACAACCAGCCCCAGCGGAACCAGCAAACCCGGTCCGATCGTGACCGCAAGCGCCACCCTGCCCGGGTCCCAATAGTCCCGCCATCTCTCCCTCACCGTGCGGCGGCCTGTCCCCTCCCCATGGCACACGCCTATCCCATCAACGGTCAACCCACGGTGAGCCTCTTCGCGGTCAGTGACTCGACTTCCAGGTGCCGAGGCACCCCACCCGTGCTGCTTCCGGAGACCTTTGTCGCCTGGTGTTTGGCGACGGCGGCGATGAGCTGGGCAAACGCGTGCCCGGTGACCTGGTCTCCGTAGCCGGGGAGGGCGCGACTGCCCACATCAGCCCGGCACAGCCGCAGCCCCTCAGCAGTGCCATCCCCATACACGCCGTCCACGCCGGCGGGTCCGAGCGCCGTCCCGTGCCCCGCCAACCGGATGAGTTCTTGCAGGGCCTCGACGGCCTCGCCTCGATCGCCCTTTTTCAGCCCGATCAACATGTCCTCCCAACTGCTCGTTCCGCCCCACGTAGCGGGCTTGCTGAACACCCCGTCGCGGACCATCCGGTAAAGCGCATCCCCGGGACAGGACGTGGAGACGAAGTCGCGATGGCCTTTGACCGTCCCGGCGATCCCCGCGGTTTCCATGAGCCATGCGCGCAGCTGCCGGACCGCGTTGATCTGGACATCGGTGATCGTGTCGGTGGGCCCGCACATGAGCGTCACCGAGTAGTAGGTCGTGTTCCCCCCGGGCTGGGCGGCCTGGGTTTTGTACAGCCCGCGCCCCTCGAAAACATACGAATGCGGGCAAACTCCCCAGGAGTAGCCGATGTCCGCCCAGCCGCGCGCCGGTCCGGTGTGGAACGCGCGGGTGTTCTTCCAGTAGCTGATACAGGCGCTGTGGTCTTTGGCCGCGAGGTTTTGGTTTGATCCGTCGTAGTGGATGACTAGCCCCAGCTTCGGGTTGGCGGACGCGGCCGGGGAGCGCCCCCACCCGAGATCAGAACGTGACACATACCGGTCAGGGCGTGGCATCATCCATCACCATCCCTACGTGGAGCAGGCCTAGGCAGATTGATCGTGCGGGCTTCGATCCGGTTCACGGCGTCCCTCAGGCTGCCCCCAGCGTTGGGGTGCAGCTCATGGACGATCTCGGCCACCTGCTCCTTGACCTCACAGATCTCCTCGCGCAGCCCTTTTACGGCGGTCTCGACCTTGCCGAGCCGTTCGGGGAACCCGGGGCGGCCAGGAACTCCTGGCCTGGGCGCTTCACCGAACCAGTCGTCAAAGAAATGCCCGATCTTGCGCGCCACCCGAAACAATGCGCGAAGCGCGCGCCACAGAGTCACCAGCGCGGCTGCTATCGCGCCAGCACCCACGATCCACAGTCCGAGCGCCGTGGCGTCAGGGGGATGCATAAGCCTCTCCAATATCCATTTCGGCGATTCCCCCCTATGCGGCATGTCCCTTTTGTACAATCAGTATGCCAGCCTTGCGTCGCGCTGGCCTGCGCATGAGGACATGCTGATCTCAAGGGGTCCCGGCAGTACAAAGGCCCCGGGCGGTTGAAGGGGTTGCGCCCGGGGCCTACTCTTGCCCCGCTATCGGGCGCGCTGTGCCAGTCGGTCCAGGTCCTCCCTCCGGTACAGGTGGGTGCGGCCCCGCCGGTCCACCGGCTCCGGCCAGACGTCGGCGTACCGCTTCCGCCACGTCTGGGTGAGGGTGGACACCGCCAGGTCGTGTTCGGCCGCGTATTCGGCGAGCGTCACCCCCCTCGGTGGGGGTGGTGTCGGGCAGGGGCAGACCGCGGGCGAACTCGGCGAGGTCGGCTTCCCGGTACGTGTTGGACGGTTTGCCGCGTCTGCTGGGGCGGGTGCCGACCGGGCGCGGGAAGTTCTTGCGGCGCTGGTATCGGCGCAGGATGCCTGGAGGAGGGGGCGCCCGCCACCGCGCCCCCACTTATTGAGTCAAGCCGGTGTCACAGCACCCCGCCTGGGTGGACCTCACCCGCGCACGGCCCGCACATCGCCACCGGCTGCCACCCCCACGGCGCGGGGAACACCACCCGCGTGGTCGCCTCCCCAACGCACAATCCCTGGCCATCCTCGTTGACCATGCGGTGGGCATGGGCGACCTGGCACAGGCAGCGGCAGGTCGGCAGCGAGAACCGCCGCCCCACCTCCGCCAGTGCCGCCTGACCCTCGGGAGTCTGCGCCCACTCCACCAGCGGACGGAACGCCTCGCTGACTTTCCTGAACGCCTCTCGGTAGCGGTCGAGGATCTGCTCCCAGACCTGCCGGACCGCCTCGTACTGCTGCTGTAGTTCCTGGTTGGTCATACTTCCCCCTGGTCTCAGCACCCGGTGCAGGCGAACTGGTCGACTGCCGCGCCCACCGGGCGAATGAACGGCTCATAGCCGACGACACCGAACCCCTTGATGTCGTAGGCCATGACGTACTGCGGAAGCGTGAACGCCCCCATGTCAACGGAATTGTCGTCAGCGACCACCGGGACGATCACCTCCTTCAGGGGCTCCACCTCCGGCAGACGCGCAAGGCCGACAGCGAGGAGTTCGCCGCGGACCTCGGTGCCGCCTCGTTGAGGCGCGCGCAGGAACTCGACGATCGAGTCACTCACCGGTGGTGGCCTTTCGCAGGTCGGTGCGGGCGCCCTGGCCGGGCCGCTGGAAGCGGATGATGGTCGCCGGCCGCCAGGCGGGTGAGCGGCCGAACACGGCGTCGGGTTCGGGGAGTTCCCCGCGTCCACGGGCTCGGTAGGTGCGGACGGTGTTGTAGGAGACTCCCCAGTGGTCGGCGATGTCTCTCAGGGTCCAGTAGTCGGCGTTGGGATCAGGCATGGCTCCTCCTCTGTGTCTGCGTGATGTTGACGTAGTGTAGTCGACCTTGACTCAACTCTATGTTGACAAGGTTCTCTCTCTTTGGCTAACATTGTCAACATCAAGGCGACAAGGTTGGAGGAGGGCCATGAACAACACCAAGACCACCGCCCGCTGCGCCCGCTGCGGCCGCGCGCTCACCAGCGCCCGCGCACTGCGCACCGGCTACGGCCCCCGCTGCTACACGATGGTCCGCGCCGCCGCCCGCGAGGTCGCTGCCCAGCACAAGCCCCACCAGGTCGCCAAAGCCACCGAGCTCATCGAGGACGGCGGCGTAGTCCCCACCACCCGCACCGGCGTCTACTACACCGTCGGCACCAACGGCGAGATCTACAAGACCGCCCGCACCGGCTGCACCTGCCCCGCCGGCCTGACCGGCCGCTACGTCTGCTACCACCGCATCGCCGTCGAGATCGTCGAGGCCACCTACCAGCCGGCCGCCTACCAACTGATCCGCACCCCGATCGCGCTCGGCCTCGCCGCCTAACCCCCAGCCAAACACAAACGAGGCCAAGGCCCGCCAGGCGGCGCGCCGCCCAGCCAACCTCACCCGCTAACCACACCCCACAGAAAGGAACACAGAAAGGACACCGCCATGAACTACCACTACTGGTACTACTGGCAGGACCCCTACTTCGACACCGACCCCGACGACTGGTGGGACGGCGAAGACCCCGACGACGACCCCGACGACGACGCCTACGACACCAACGACCCGCGTATGGCCATCCTCCTCACCCCAGGCGCCTAACCCCCCAAAAAAGGCCCCGCCACCACCACGGTGACGGGGCCTACTCTTATCCCCATGAACGACGATCACATCATTCGCGCCCGAGCCCTAATCCACCACGACGACCCGAGAATTGCCCGCGAACTCGCCCGCACACGCCCCCGTACCGCCTCCCCCGACGAGGCGTACTGGCAGGCAGCCCTCCGCGTCGCCAAGCAGGACGAGCGCCGCGAACTCGCCCAGCGGCACCCCGCGGCCTACACCATCGGATACACGCTCGGCTGTCTCACCCTGCTAGCAGCCCCCGCGCTTCTCGGCGCCGCCATCACCTGGTGGATTCTCACCTAACGAGCTACCAGTCCGGGCACACGTGCTCGTGCACAATCTCCATCAGCCGTTCAGCTTCCTCCCTCGTGGTTGGACGTCTCCCGAAGTCATAGTCCTCGTGCAGCCAGACCGCCTCGATGTAGTCGATCGCAGCCTGCTCACCCTCATCCCTGAGCGTCACGCACACGTCCTGGCCACGCGCGACCACAGAATCCTCATCCGGGAACACAAACCCCCGGTCAAGGTCGCGCACATCAGCCAGGTAGGCGGCACGCTCCTCCCCTTCAAGAGCCGGGGGAAACCCAAGCTCCTCAAACGAGACCTCATCTTCAGGGGTTTCACTGGGCTCCGGGCTCGGCGACACAGACTCCTCAGGAGAGGCCGACCCTGCCGCGCTACTCTCCGCAGCAGGCGGGGCGGGATCCGCTGGTGCGACGATCGCGGCGACACACCCTGCCATCAACACCAGACCGATCAACGCGCCGCAACCGCCACACCCCGCCAACGCGACCTTCGCCCCCGCTGACATGCCCTGCTGACGCACAGGGGAAGAATGGGGCGGCTGCTGTTGATATGGGGGATGCATGAGGTCCTCCAACAGAAACTAGGGGTTGTCACCCCGTGAGATTAGCCGCCCCGCCACTAAGTTCGAGCTAAAAACGGTATTTTCACGCCACCCGGTAGCGCCACCGCGTCGACAGGTGACCCTCCTCCAACTCGGCTAGGAAACGCGCCCACTCACACCCGCCACGGCCCCGCAACTCGGGTGGGATGATCTGCGCGGCGAACTCGATCTCCGGCTGACGCATCCCCTCACCCGCAGCCCGTTCCACCAACCCGGCGAGCTGATCGGGCGCATCCGCCTGATAACCCAGTCCTTCTTTGTACACGCGGGCTTCCAAGGTGCGACCCTGATCCCGAGTCTCATTACGACGCCGAGTCAGCCACGCGGGCAACACCACAGGCTTCCCCAAACACCACGCCTCATAAATAGTGGACCCGCCGTCAGCGATGACCACATCCGCATCCACATACTGGGCGAACGTCGCCTGATGGCCAGGGGAGTGACGCGGATGCGGCGCCAACACCACCTCGAACTTCTCCTCATCCAACAGACCGGCCACCTGATCGCGGTGCCACCACGACGTCGCGCGAGCACCCGGCGCATCAGGATTACCGTTACGCCACCGCTCCGATCCGCCACCATGGGTAGGCGCATACAACACCTTGATCCGGCCATCCCCTGACCAGAAACCCGCCCCGTCCACCTCGCCACGAAACAACGGATCCAGCTTCGGATAGCCCGCCACGTGCAGCTTCCGCAGCGGAAACCCGTCCCGCAACAGCACCTCAGCAAACGCCGGACCAGGCAGCAACACGTGGTGGTGGAACCGATACCCCTGCCGATACCCCTTGTCCGCCAACCCGTGAGAAACCCCCACCGACACCCGGTCACGCCGATACGAACCGTGCACATAAGTGGGGCGCGTATTGGGATACACGTTGACCGCCCCCATCTCAGGTTGGCGGCCGACCGTGTAGGGCACACCCATCTCGGCAAGAGCGTCCCACACGGGCTGGAAGTAACGGTGCAGCTGCCCACCGACGATCATCTCGTCCCGGGCCTCATCCCAGGACGTAGAGTTCATACAAAAGTGAATCACCGGCGCACCACCCTCCGCTCTGCCGCATACAAGGCGCGCCGCTGCGCCTCAGCGGCCTGACGCGTGTCATGCACGCCCATGGTGCGCTCCGGTTGGCGGCCCTCAGCGAGCTTGACCACCACCCACTTGCTGCCACGCTTACGGATCCCATAGGGCATTAGGCAGTCTCCTCTACCCGGGGCAGGCCGCCATCCTCGACATCCCCCACCACACCAGAAGGATCCTCCACAGCCTCCTCCTGCGGGCTGGTCTCCTCCACAAGACATCGGCGGGCGACGAGCATGCCGCGCCGCTGCGGGTTCTTCCGCCACCGAATCACCTGCGGCTCATCGTGCAGACGCCCGTCTTCGTCCTCAAACTGCCAACCGTCGCCGAGCACCCGCAGCGCACCCTCCACAACCCCATACTCGGGGTTCCCCGCATCATGCAGCACCACCACCGCACCCTCAGACAGGTGCGGCAGCCACGCCTCCAAATCCCGGGCCACCGCATCCGCGCTGTGCTCCGCGTCATGCCACAACAGCCCCACCGGGCCACCCACCCACTTACGGCCGATCGTGTGCGCATACCCTCTCTTCACCGTCAACCGGTCCGGGGTCGCACCAATCGCATCCATATGCTGCTTAAACACCGCATAGGTCTCCGCGCGCCCATACAACACCGACAGCTCTTCCGGCGTGTCCTGCCGGGGCTTATACAGCGTCCACGGATCCACCGTCGTCACATGCGCCCCCTGCCCCTCGGAGGCGCCGAGCAGCAGCCACCCAGTCGCCCTGCCCTGGTAGGCGCCCAGCTCCACAATCGCCTCATCGGCGGGTACCTGCGCGGCAAGCGCACGCAGCCGCTGGCACACCGCCAACTCCACCAACCCCGGATGCCGCAACCGGCGCGGCCACCACCGCGTCACTAACCCCGCATTAATCACCGTGCTCATTCCCCCTCCTCATCCTGCGGCCACGGGTCGCCCTCCAACCGTCCCGTGTACATGCGAGACGCAACCACCCGCGCACTCGGATACTCCGCGTTCAGCCAGTTGATCACGTGCTCAGCCGCCATCTGCAGCGCCTCATCCACCACCTGCTTTGCTGCGCCACCCGGCAGGTCCGACTCAAAAATCCACGTCAGCCACGGCGCGTCATCCACCGTGGACACGTTATAGCGGACCCGATAGGCGCCCTCAGGAACAGCCATCCCCCATTCCCCCTTCTCTTATTGGACACGCGTATAGAACACCCGGGTGCGGGTCGCACCCCGCAGCGTGGTCGGCGTAGAGTGCGCGTTCCACTGCGCAAACTGCAACACCGCCTCACCGGACAGCCCACCCACCTGGATAGACCCGTACTCAAGCACCGCGTGGAAATTGTCCGGCCCCGAACCCTCGGCACGCATCTCCGTCGTCGCCGCCGGAGAACGCAACAGAATCCTCCCGCCCGCGATGAGCGAAATCGCCTGGTTGTCGACCAGCGCATAGCTCGCGGTCTGTCGAGGCATGCTCGTCCCCGTAGGCACATCCCACGCCCACCGGATCCCCCCGCCTCCCATACCACCGCCGGTGTTACTCGCCGTATAGGTCAACACCAGCTGGTACCAGTAGGTAGCCCCCGACTCCAGCGGGATGATGATCTCTGTAGGCACCAGCGCCGTCGAGTTGACGACCTCCTGGTTTTCTGACTGGGCGACCATTTTCATGCGGGCCGCGTTCAACCGGTCCGCAGTGATGGTCTGCCCCGCAAACCATTGCGGAAAAGGCATGCTTCCCCCTTCACTCTCTATTTAGAGGCCGATGATGGCTGGACGATTCAGCCCGACCCTGGTCCCCGCCCCATGGCTCTTCACCACCCCGTTCACGGACCGAACCACGGTCATCCGCTGCGGCGTCACAATCTCAACCAGCTGAAACCGCAGCTCCGGACTGGTGTTGGTGTTGCCAGCAAACGCTGAGGCAGCAAACCCAACCTGCCCCTCAGGGATCGGGTCTGTGGTGATCTCACGGTCGATCTGCCAGTGCTGCGGCTCCTGATACCGCAAGTCCAACCCGGCGTCGAGCCCACCCTCCCCGGTCAAATCGACCTGCTTCCACGCCCTAGCGAGAACCCTGTTACCGATCAGCCGGGTGCGCACCCAAATCCTGTCCTCAAACGCAGTCGATCCCGTATATGTGAGCATCGGCAGGTTCACCGTCGCACCGATTTGAGTGGTTCCCCGAGCCACAGACAGGCTGCATGTCCCATCCGTGTTCAAATGCAGCCGGCACCGGTAGTAGTTGGTGGCACTCTGGTGGCGCAACACCAGTGACGGCAGCAGCGCCGTGCCCGACGCCGTCGCATCCACACGCACCGTCCACAGGATCTCGCAGTCCTGCACAGGAAACCCCACGTCCAACGTTTGCAGTCGGACCGTCTGCGGGTTGTCAAGGAGCTGCACAAACCCGTACAAGTCGCGTGTGGACGTGCCCAGCCTGGTGTCCGGCACAGTCGTGTCCACCCACGCATGCCCTGAGGGAGACGTGCCCCACGAGTCGCTGGGACGCGGACTCCGAAAATCGTCCCACCCCGCAGGCTCACACGCGGTGACCTGCACAACCTCACCACCCAGGCGCAGGTTGAACGGGAACTCATAGGCGTGCGTCTCAGTGAGGCCACGCGAGTTAATCCACCGCGCACCTGAGTGCTCATCCTGCACCGTTGCGACGATGAACTCCGTATCCGAATCATCCACGGGCACCTGGAGAATGCTTCCTGAGGTGTCTGCCCGGTTCGGCGCATCCGCCCCTGGGGACACGCCCACCTCAGAAAAGATCACCTCATCCACGTACATCACGTCGCTGGACGACGGCGTGTTCCGCTGGTTGATGGACGGCCGTGCCCGGTAGGCGCCCTCCGGTGCGACCGCGCGCCCCACCAGACGCGTCCACACCCCGGCAGGGATCGGGGTTGAGGGCACCACGATCACAAACGCGATCTGCGTGTTGTTCACATCCAGCCACTGCACCGCCAGGTCCATCGCATACCCGGTCGGGGACAGCACCCACACGCTGACCTCGTACTCCACCCCCGCATACACCCGGGGAGCGTCCTCGATCCGGGCGATGACCCGGGTGGTCTCCGTCGTGCCGTCCGGGACGAGTTTCAGCGAAAACTCGCCCTGATACGCATAGTCCCGCGAAATCCACAGGCTGGCCCCGCCAATAGACTGCCACCCGTAGGGGGTCACCTCCATGGAGTGGTTGCGGTTGAGCACCACCTGGGGGGCGACCGTCGCGACCTCAACAATCCGCGCAGGGGACGCGTTGTACTCGATGTGCCACTCGTGCGTGGACAGCTCCTCCTCATACCCCTCAGCGATCACCTCGATCGGCTCTGGGGGAAGCCACGCCGGAGGATTCGCAATAGTGATCTTGTCGCCTGGTTCCACACCCGCCACGCTGGTCCGCAGCTCCTCCATACGCGGGTTGGTGAGGTTGATATGCAGGTTGGGGATACGCGCCTCATCCACCGTCCCTTTGTGCACCTGCCAGCCAGCGATCGACGGCAGATCGTCGTTGGAGTGCACGTTGAACTCGCCGGAGCCCGAGTACCGGCCCACCCCCTGTGGGGGCTCCTGCACGGACAGCGGCCCATCGGTTTTCTCGTAGCGGATCTCTGACCCGTCGGTGCGCTGCGCAGTGAAGTCGTTGAGCAGGTTCTGGTCGTCATCCGTTGGCTCCAACGGATCAAACGTCTGCCCTTTCGCATAGTCAAGGGCAAGCACCCGAGGCTCCACATGCGCATACGCGGTATAGGACCGCCACACGGTGTCCCCGATGTACCCGGTGCCATGCAGCGCGATCGTGTGACCGGAGTCGACCACGCGCAGCGTGCCATACCGGCCCCGGCCTGGTGACTGGCCTATGTCGTACTGGCCTTCGGGGTGATCAGAGTAGGAGGCGTCCAACGAGGCGAACATGAACAGCGGAAAACCGCCCCACGGGTTGTTCGGGCCGCTAGACATAGACAAGGCGTGCTTGTCGGCCTGCAGCATCACCATGCGGTCCAGCCAGCCTAAATCGCCGAGTAGATCCACCAGCTCGGCGCGTTCCCTGCGGAAACGCCACCACGAGTCGTTGGAGTAGTCCGCACCCGAATACGAGATCCCCACGTTACGCACGTCCCCCTGGTCGGATAGCCACTGGGACGGCATCACCCACACCAGCGCCTGGGCAGAAGAGTTACGCAGAATGCGCTCCAGCCAGCGCTTCTGCTGCTCACCCAGCATCGTTTTGGGGTTGGACGGATCGTTGTCCGGCAGCAGGTTCGGATCCCGCGCCCACCTGACGTCGCTAGCGACGAAAAGAACACGACCGATCTGCCAGGACTGGTAGATCGGCGCATCCCCACTCCCGGCAGGCAGCGGATAGTGGGGGACGATTTCCCGGTAGACGGTCGCCGCGGCAGCCCGGCCCACATGGGTGCGATCGGAGTTGTTCGGCCCGTAGTCGTGGTCATCCCACACATACGCGATCGGCACAGCCCGGTAGAAACGGCCCTGGCGGGCATCCGCGCCGAGCGTGCCGTTAAACGTGAGGACGTCGTGGTAGGCCTGCCGGTATGCGTCGGGATCGTTGATGGAAATGTCGCGATAGTGCAGGTCACCCAGGTGAATGAACTGCAGCCAGTCCTCGGCGAGCGCCCGCGCCCGCATCACATCGAACACCGGGTGGTTAGACACGGCGTTGGTGATATGGGAATCATCCCCTGTCCCGGTCAAACCGGCGTCCCCGGCCGCCCCCACGATGAAACTCGCTGGCTCCCCCGCGGGCGGGTGGGTGCGGAACGTTCCCATGAACGCCGTGTCGATAACGCTGTCGTCCTCGAGCGCATACCAGTAGCGGGTGTCCGGCTCCAACCCGGTGGCCTCGATCGACACCACGCCTTCGCTGGTCGGCGACACAGGGCCGAAAAACACCGGGTTCGACAGGTCCTCGGCTTCAGACACCACCAGCCGCGTCGAGGAACCCGTCACCTTGCCGCGCACCCACACGCTTGTCTCGGTACCGGCCCCAGCCCACACCCACTCCACACTCATCCACTCAACTCCTGGTTGTAACGCGACCTGTTCGTCCTGTACACGAGCGCGACTTCGTCCCGAGACTCATACAGCATCCCGTCATCCACCCGCTCAGCCTCCCGCATCACCTCCAGCGGGGTCTCCGCATACTGCGGACCCATCGGCGGCGTGGCCTCCAAATCCCCCACCACCTCCAACGGGATGCCTTCCTCGCGGGCGATCCGATGGATGCGCACCCCCGCACGCTCACCCCGATGCCCGTACATCGCCTGAACCATCTCCAACGGGTTCGGGTACGCGGCTTCTTCTGAGGCGTCCCACACCGTGATGTGGCCCAGCGCTACATGCTCCGCGTCCTGCACACTGCTGTGATCCCACCAATACTGGGCAGACACCACCGGAAGCGGACGCCCCAACCCGTTCGTGGTGCCGGTGTCCATCAACTCCCCGTCGATGTACAACCACCAGTCCGACTCCACGCCCGTGTCCCGCACCTCCAGCCGCACATGCCGCAACTGGTCCGTGAAAAACCGGGGCTCCACAAGAGCGCTAGACACCTGAGTCCACGCAGACGGGGAGGCATCATCGAGAACGGTGCGCACAAACACCCTGATGTCGAGAGCCCCCGCGTCGAACCGCACCTGCCACTCCTGTGATGGCCCCGTATCACCGCGGCGGGCGACTGCGACCAGCCGGTCCACCCCGCCCACCCCGGCGCGCACCATGTCCAACGCCCAGTCAGCAGAGCTGCTCTCCACCTGGCCAGCAATCCGCCCCACGGCCCGCCGAGTGCGCGCCACATCCTCCAACCACGGCGCCAGCTGACCCTCCCGCCAGTCCAGACGCGACTGGGTTACCCCAAGCGTGCCCGGTGGGGCGTCCACCACGATCCCCATGTCATACAGGCCCACATCCGGAGAAGCGACCAGCGCGGAGGCACCATCCGTCAGCGGCCAATAGGCGACCGGATTACGCGCAACGATGAAACGGCGCAACGCAGACCGGGCAGGGCCGCGCCCCTGAGAGAGCCGACGCAGCGGCCCGCTCGCCTCAATCGGCAGCCACACGTCGTTGCCGGACAAATCCCAACGCAACGGCCACTCAGACACCTCACCCGCAAACCGGCCGATCCGCGTGTCCCCCACCATCACCGCCACCCGAAGCGGAATGTTGCGCCCCAACATCCCGTAGTAGGGAGAATTGGGGTTACGGGGCGAATACTTGCCGTGCCGGTTGTTGAGCAGCAGCCTGCACGTGGACGCATCCGCTGTCGCCGATTCATCCGCCCGACCTCGACTGATCGTCACCGGGTCGGTGTCCCGCACATCCCCGCTGATGTTCACCCATTCCCCACCCAGCTTCAACTCGGTGCGGATCGTCAAAGGGAAGCGCGGCTGGGTGGTAGGCACGGTTTTCGGGGTAAGCAGAATCGCCGTGGCTGCCATGTGCCCAACCGTGCTCGTCACCAGCGTGTATGCGGGCGTGGGACCACCAGCCTGCACCTGGTAGGCAGAGATGATCCCCCGCGACAGATTCGTGATCGTCGTCAGCCCCGCCGGAGCCCAGGTCTTGGCTACCTCTCCCCAGTGGAAACCGTAGGCGAGCAGCACGTCCCCAGGCTGAGCATCCAGCACGGGCAGATCGATAGTGGCCGCAGAGTCAGTGGAGTTGACGGCATAGGAACGCACCGAGTCAACCCCGCGAAACACGACAAGGTTAAGGAAATGCCAATGCGAGCCCTCCCACGTCACCGTGTAGGAGGCAGGCTCACCATCGGCGACACGGGTCCACACGTAGGTAGCCACGTCCGTGCCGATGATGTCCTCGGTCATGACCGCCCACCCCGGTGGGCGAGCGGTAACCGTAGGGAAGTCATTGGCAGAGGCGAGCATGAACATCCGGTCCCCGTCCTGCACCCCGGCAGGAAGATTCACAGTCACCGAGGACACGAACCCGCCCGCTGAGGTGGCGCCCACCAGGGTGATCACCGGCGCCCCCTCCCAGAACCGAAAGCAACCTGAACGTCGCCGCCACCCTCGATGCGGACCATCCGCCGGATCCGACGCCGCAGCTCGTCATCGCCACCCTCAATGTCGAGGATGATCCGAATCGGCTCGGCGTTGACGGGTTCAGGCCGCCCGGTGCCGTTGTAGGCGAGCGTGTAGCCAGGCATGAGCCATCCGCCCTGGTCATACGATTTAGCGGGGAGCGCATCACCCAAGCTTGGGGCGAATCCGAACTGGTGGGGGAAGCTGCGGGTACCGCGCGCAGCCCGGCCGAGCACCACCCCCCGGGATCCACGGGACTCAAAGTTCACCCCGGCGAGGGTGCCAGCCATGTGCCCAACCCCCGCGTGGGTAACACCAACCGACAGCGGCGCGCGCAACCCTCGCACCCACCCAGGCGGGGGCGCGCCGAGGAACGAGTGCGTGGTGTGACGCCTACGATACGGATACAAGCCGCGGAACACGTTCTCCGCCGCCGAGGTGAGGCCGGAACAGTCGTAGCCGCCTGGGCCGACACCGCCCCAAATGTAGGGTTTACCGCGCTGCGCAGTGAGGAACCGCGCGGTGCGACGGATCCGCTCCGAGGCTGTGGCGAGGTCCCCCCACGAGTCCAGGCCACCCCCCATCAGCGCCCTAAACGCCTCATCCGCTCGACGGAACGCAGCCAACACGCGGGGCTTGATCGTCCCCATCGCAGCGTGCGCTATCCCGTTGAACGTGTCACCGCGGCCGAACAGCTTACCCAACCCGGTGTGCATCTCATCCAACGCCGGTTTGGCCTTGGCTTCAATCCGCCCCTCGATGTGCCGCCACGGCGTCGAGGTGAACTGCTGTGCACGGCCAACAATCCCACCCCTGGCCAGCCCAGGAACGCTGCCCGCATACTTGGACAGGCCCTCCATCGGTGCCTGGCCCAGGCCCGCCTGGTTCATCTCCTGGCTGACACGGCGCACCGCGGAGACACCGCCGCGGTTGCCGATCCGGTTCCAAAAATCGATGAACCCGGCGCCCAGGCCCTTGACGACCTCAGGCACGAGCACGCCCTCCCCAGAACGCATGCCCATGATCAGATCGTCCCGCTTCGACGGCTGGTAGCCGGGCACCACACCACCCTCGGCCAGACCGCTAGGCACACTCATCGCGCTCATCGGCGACAGGCCTGACACCCTGGCAGCCACCCGGTTCCACACCGGCCGCAGGCCCTTGTTGTAGACCGGTGAGATCACATATCGCACCGGCGCGGCCGCAGCCTGCCGCAGCTTCGCCCACGCCGACGCGACACCGCGAACAGTGTTCGTAAAACCCCGAACCGTGTTCGACCCGAACTGGGAGAACGCCCGGTTCAGCACCCGCACCAGATTCGACGTCTCCGCGACCAGACCAGCAGCCATCCCCCTAAACGACCGCAAAGCCTGCGCCCCCAACTGGGTGAACGCCGATGTGAACCCGCGCGCCAACAGGCCAATCAGCCGGGCCACACTCGCCTGCATGGCAGCCACCGCCGCCACCACCGCAGCCCGCAACTGCTGCACCTGCCGCGTCACCGTCTGCGCCATCGACGACGTCTCACCAGTGGTGCCCCTGCCCATCCCAGAGAACCTGTCGCCCACACCCTTAGACAGGCGCCCGGTCTCCCCGATGATCGCGTCGACCATGTCCGGCCAAATCGAGTTGCCGACCACCTCGTTGTACAGGTCCTTGACCCTGCCGACGGTGTTGTCGTACAACTCGTTGATCTTGTCCTTGACCCCGTCGACCAGCTCGCTGGCCTTCTCGATGATCTTTTGCTTGATCTGCTCCCACAAGCGCGCCGCCACCCCCAACAGGTGACGGAACTTCTCCGCAGCCATCAAAGCCAGATCAAGCAGGATCCGCCCAAAACTACTCAGCAGCGCCCAGCCGATCTTCACCACCATGCCGGGGATCTCCAGCGCCAAATTCAGCAGCGCGCGACCAAACGCAGCAATCAGACGAGGAGCCCAATCGTTTTCAACCTGCTCTTCGATCTTCCCCGGGCCATCAGCGTCTTCGAACGCGGTCGCGGTCTCCTCAGGAGCGCCCGTCGCCCAGTCCACGAATTTCTGCGTCAGTGTTTCGAGACGCTCCGGCAGGCTTTCAGCGAACTCCTCAATCCACCTAACAAACCGGTCCGTCCACTTTTCAAGACGACCCGGCAGCGACTCGGCGAACCCCTCAATCCACTCAACTATCCGGTTCGTCCACCCCTGCAAACGCGCTGGCAGCGACTCAGCGAACCCCTCAGCCCAGCCCGCGAACCTGGTACCGAACTCGTTGATCTTCCCCTTGACACTGCCCCACAGCCCACCAGCCCACTGGCGAACCTTCTCACTCCACGTTGAGAGCCTCCCAGGCATCGCCTGCGCCTGGGAAACAATCCACCTGCCGAACCTGGTGGCAAATTCTGTGAGCTTCCGCCGGACCTCACCCCACAGCCCACCAGCCCACTTGACAAACTCGGCAGTCCATTCAGGCAGGTTTTTCTCGATCTCATCCGGCACATCTTCGGTCAGCCACGTCGAGAAATCATCCAGCCACTCGCCCAGCTTCGCGGTGAACTTGCGGCCCATCTCCACTACCCAGTCAACGAACGCGGGAATCCACTCGTTCGTCGCCTTGTCCCAGATGACTGGGGCAACCTCGACGAGCCACTCACCGATCGCGCGCGGCAGTTCCCAAAACCAGGTTTTCAACGAGGTCCACAGCAGCTTCAACCCGGCCTTCGCGACCTCCACCATCGTGTCCCACACCGCAGCAAGGACTTCTTTCGCGCCTTCCCAGGCGCGCTCCCAGTCCCCTTCCAACAGGCCTGCGATGACGTCCACCCAGCCCTTAAACGCCTGAACCACGTTGGATGCCCACGTGGTGATGATGGTGCGAGCAGTACGGATCGGCGCTGTGATCGCATCCCACAGCCACCCCCAACGCTCCCCGAGCGAATCAGCGCCGTCCCGCAGGGTCTTCAACCAGGACACGATGCGTTTGATGTGCGGACCAGCGGCCTTCTTGATCTCCTCCCAACCCTCAACCAAAACCGGCCAGACTGTGTCCTTAAACCAGTCCACTACCGCGCCAACAGCATCGGCGATGTAATCCCAGGCGGCTGTGACGATGTCACGGAACGTCTCAGATTTCTGCCACAGCTTGACCAGGCCAGCGATCAGGAGCCCGATCGCTCCGATCACCAACCCAATCGGTGAGGTGACAACAGCAAAAACAGCGCCAACCCCAGCGATCGCTGCCTTTGCAGCAAGGAAGGCACCGACCACTGCGGCGATGCTCGCCACGAGCAGGCTGACGAACCTGATGACAGGCCGGATCGTGTCTGCGTGCTTTTCCAGCCAGGTGGTGGCCGCGCTTACAGCCGCAGAGAAGGCGTCAACAATGCCTCTAGCCGTGTCAAGAATCCCAAGATCGGCGATAGCGATGAAGAAACCTTCGGCTGCGCTTTTCGCCTGATCCAGAGCACCAACAAAGCTATCCATGCGGATGGATGCCATACGGTCGGCCTCGCCTGAGGTGTTGTCCATCGCCTCGGCGAGCTTGCGGACCGCGCCCTCACCCTGCTGCAGCACTGAGACGAGCTTGGGCCCGTGTTCTTGCCCGAACGCCTCAATGAGCTGGGTGGAGGTGACCTCTGAGTCCATGAGGTCGATCAGCAGCTCATCGAAATCACGGACCGCGCCAGAAGAGTCCCGGATCTCGATACCCAGCTGCGCGAAAAGATCAGCGGCTTTGGAGGAGGAGTTTTGCAGCTGGTTGAGGATGTGGTTGAGCGCGGTGCCGGCCGTGCTTCCTTGGATGCCGACGTTGCCGAACAGGCCGGTGGCCAAGGCGAGCTGCTCGATCGACCAGCCCGCAGACGCTGCGGTACCAGCCGCATACGAGGCGGTCTCACCCAACATCCTGACGTCAACGTTGGCGTTAGCTGCCGCCGTAGCGAGCGCGTCCGCAGCCCTGCCCACCTCGGACGCCTCCATCGACATGCCCGCCATGATGTTGGAGGCGATATCCGCAGCCTCAGCCAAACCAAGCCCACCCGCCGCAGCGAGGTTCAGCACGTCAGGCAGGCCAGCCATGATCTGCGTGGTGTCCCACCCGGCCATGCCCAAAAACTCCATGGCCTGCGCGGCCTCAGTCGCGCTGAACATGGTGGTAGCACCCATTTCTTTGGCCAGCGACTCCAGGCGAGCGAACTCCTCACCCGTCGCACCGGTGACCGCGCGCACCGCCGCCATCGCATGATCGAAGTCGCCGGCCACCCTCAACACGGCGCCGCCCACCACGCTGCTCATCCCCACCGCGGCTGCCGCGACAGGCGCAAACGCGCCCGCCACCCCCGCAAGCCCGCCGCTCAACCCAGACGTAAACCCCTCCCCGCCACGCTGCCCAGCATCACCCAGCTGGGCACTCAACGGGCGGGACGCGCTCTGGGCAGCCTGCTGCAGCCCCGAAGAAAGACCTGCACCAGCCTGAGCCGCCGCAGCCGCGAACCTCGGCCGAGCATCCCGAACCGTGCGGCCAACCTCATCCACCCATTTTTGGCCTGCCTGCACACCCCCCTCACCCAGACGCTTCACCGTCGCGGTCATCGTCGGATCCAACGCCTGGGAAACTTTGAGCGTCATCGTCTGCACCGGGCGGGTAAACCCGGACACAAACGACGACCCAGCCCTCCCACCGGAGGCCGCCGCGACCCTCTGCGCCTCCTGAAGCGGCCGCTCCACGCTGCGCTGCACAACACGCTGTGTGCGCGCCGCCTGCTCAGCGAACCCCGTGATAAAACTCGTGCCGCCACGCCGACCCGACCGGCTCGCCACCTCCGCGAACCGGGTGAACTCCCGCTGGGTAGCGCGGGTGGCCCGATCCAGCTCCCGCATCCACGGCCGCGTATCCGCATCCAGCACGACCGTGAGCTCTTCTAGCGTGGCCACCCGTCACACCCCTATCGCTTTCGGATCGTCCCACCAAACCGGCGCGTCAACTCCAGCAGCAGATTCCTCTGCTCCTGCGGGGTTTGAGCTGTGCGTTTCCTCCGCCCCCACTTGGGAACGAAGTCGTCTACCCGCCACCGCCGCCGCTTCTTGCCGCTCTGGAGCATGCTGGTGATCCGCTCCGCCAAAATCCCCACGAGAATGTCATCGCGAGGCTGACCGAGCGGGCCTGCCACCTGCTCATACGCTGCCCACGCCGTCAACTCGCGGGCAGGCATGCGCTCCAACATCTCGTGCACCGTGTAGCCGAGGTGAGCAGCTAGACGGTGGAGGAAGAGCCGGTGGGGGTTTCGGTGAAATCCTCAACCTCCTCCTCCACCGCGCCCTTGCTCATCCCGCTGAGCTCAAAAATCGCGTCCCTCAGACGCAGGATCGGCGCGGAGCTTTTCTCCCCGAGTGCCTTCACATCAGCCTCGGTGAAGAGGCGCTCACCCTGCTCGTCGACCACACACCAGGCAACGCACTGGATCGCGACCCTGCCAACCTTGTCGAACCGTTTGGTCTGGTTGGCCTCCAACATCGTCGACTCGATCAGCGACCGCTGCACAGCCGTCAACGGCCGCACCCGCACCGTGCCACCCCATTCGGGGCATTCCACGTCACGGGTTTCGAAGTCGCTGGCACCGAGAATTTGGTCGCGACCAAGAAGAGCCATTAACTTGCCTCCTCAAACTCCGGTTTTCCGGTGACCTTGAACGTGAACGAGCAGCTCATCGCGTCCTCCATCGGGAACGCCATCCCCATGGCGGTGATGAACGCGCGGAAGTTCCAGATACCGCCGGGCGGGTCCGGCAGCACGATCCGGTAGTTACGCGGCTGCGGGTCAGCGAAGTCGTCCTGCAGCACGTTGTGCAGCGCAGGGTCGTAGCGGACCTCGAACGAGACCTCACCACCGTCGGAGAGGCCACCCACCCACTCGCGGAAACCATCCGGCGACTGGTGGGAGGTGACCTCGATGGTGTCCCGCTCCTGTTCGGGACCGGAAATGTCGGTGGCCTCACCGATCAGGTCAAAAGTCTCCGGAGTGCCGCCGTCTCCGCGCTCGAACCGGGTCCCGAACCCCGAGTAGCCAGCCATTTTCGTGGACCTCCACTCACGATGTGCTGTGTGGACGTCCCAGGGATGGCGGACCCTCCCAGACCCTGGGACCCTGGGAGGGCCCTTCCTCCGGTGATCAGCCGGAGGCGTCTAAACCCCCACCTACGAGGGCGGGGGAAGCTGTTCAGTGTGGAAAGCAAAGCTGACCGGCACGTGCCGGATCAGCGGGTCAGGGTCACGCATCGGCCGCGCATCCACCAACCTGACGGACCACAACCGGTGGCCCTCCAGTTCGATGTCGTTCTCCCTGTGGTCAAACAACGTGGTGAGCTCGGCTGCGATCTGCAGAGCCTCAGCGAACCCTCCACGGCCCCTGGTCCACACGTGCAGGGTGTGCACCACGCGACGCCCAAACCGGCCGTGCACGTTATCCGCAGTCTCGGTAGCCTCCCCCACTGTCACAAACGGGTGCGGCTGGTCCTCAGGCACGTAGTCCCACACCGGCACCGACAAATACTCGTTGCACCGTTGCACCACGGCCTTTTGCACAGCAGCGAGCGCCGTGGCCGCGGTCGGGGTAATCCTGGTCACCGCCACCACCTCCGCCCTCGCTTCTTCTGCTGAAGCGCCCGGTTCACGTGCTCGGCCACCAGGTCAGGCCAGATACGACGCATCGCCTCCACCGTCGGCCGCACATACGGCTGCGCAGCCATCCTCGATGTGCCGAACTCGACGAAAGCGGCGTAGTCGATCTCATCCCCCGGACCGAACCGCACAGTGGGACCCCGCACCTCGTGCCGGATGCTGTCACGCAGCCGACCCGTGTCCACCGGAGCCAGGCCCTTCATCGTGGCCTCACCCATCCGGCCCGCCTCACGAGCCGCGGCCTCGGTGCCCTCCCTCACGTGCGAGCGCATCATCCGCAACCGGTCTCGCAGGCTATCGACACCGCGGATCTCCACCACCATGCGGCCAGCCACTAGGACACCTCCCCCGCAGGCTCGGCCTGAAGGACCTCGGTGTCAAGCCGCAGGTAGACCGCCACCGAAGGCCGTATCGCGGCGACAACACGAAACACCTCACCGGTCGTCTCGTCGACCAGCTCATCACCGCGCCGCACATCCTCACCCGGATCGCAGTACACCGGCTGGGTCAGCTCGGCCTGGCCCTGCTGCGGGCCCACCTGGGAACGCGCCATCACCCGCTCCAACGCTGTGGGCTGTGGGACGCGGGCAGCGATCACCCCGAGACGGATACGCTGCTCATCCAACCCGCCCATGTCGTTGCGGACAGTTTCTGTCCGATAGTGGGCGAGGGCACGGTTCCACAGGTGGCCCAGCATGCGGCAACGCCCCCCCTTATTCGGCGTGGGCCTTGTGGTAGGCATCCACCACATCCGACGGCAGACTGCCGCGCGCCGGAACCTCGAGCCCTTGCTCCTTGGCCCACGCGCGGATCTGCGCTGTCGACGCCCTCGAATGCTTCACACTTTCCTCAACTGGCTCCGGCTGCTCAGAGCTGGTAGCAGCCGACTCGCTCACAGGGGACCGTTTAGCGAGCTCCACCTCAAGCTGACGCTCATACTCGGCGCGCAGCTTCGCCTCAATCTGGCGTCGCTCCCGTTCCCGACGCTCATGCTCCAGCTGCCGCAGGGTCTTACGTGTCACCGGCTTATCTGTGGGCACCCACCGCTTAGAGCGGCGCAACCGGTCCAACAGGCGCCGCCGTGCGGCCGCCTCATGCTCCGCAACCGCCTTCTCCTCACGCGACCCCCACACCTTGTGCGGCGGGGCGATCTCCTCCGGTGTCGCGTACTCCACGACCCTGCCGGTCATGGTGTTCTCAAATCGGACAGGCAAGCTAATCGTCTCCCAGGTAGTAGCCGACGTAGGGGGCGGCCGCAGCATCATCCAGCAACCGTTGCGGCATGTCCCCTACGAGCGTGATCGTGCGCACTGACGGGATGTCCATCTCATCCCTGATCAGGTCCTGTTCTTCGTCGGTGGGGTAGAGGGGGCGCGCCCCCGAGTACTGGTAGTCAGCGATCCGCTCCGAGTTGACCCCGGCCGGGTTACGCACCGCCCGAGTCACCATCGAAAAGATCACCATGCGGATCGGGCCGGGCACATCCTCGCTAGTCGCCTCATCCAGGCGGCCCTGCGCGATCCGACGCACCACGTCGGAAGCGTCCGCAAGAAGTGCCTCAGCCTGGGCGCGCTCGGCGCCGGTCAGGGTGCGGCCGAGCCGGGCCTCATACTGCTCGACCGTCATCAAAGACTCGGCCATGGCCGCACCTCCCCTCCTCGCACCAGATGGTCAGGATTCGTCCTCCACGCCGAGGACGACGACACGGTCGGCGTCCACCAGCTCAGCGCCCGCATAGATCGACAGCAGCGACAGGGTGGATGCGGTGGCCGGGTCGACCATGAACACATGCCGCACCGACAGTCCTTCTTCGGTGATCACGGCTGAGTCGATCGTGCCGGGGATCATCGGCGGGGTGAGCGTGCCGAACGCGAACGCGCTGGAGTGGTAGGCCAACGCCTTGATGCCGGTCAGCCGCGGGCTTTTGACCACGATGAACCCGCGGTACTCGCCGAGGATGCCCTGCCGCAGCGCCTCCGTGGCGACCTCACCCTGAAAGTCGGTGAGGGTGACACCATCCGGCGAGGTGAGCCGGGCCGCGAACCGCGGAGACACGGCCAACCACCGGTTCTCCATTGGGTTCTCAGCCTCGTCCAGCAGCGCGTTGGCGTCGGCAATGACGTTGTCGAAATCGCTGCCGTCGGGGGTGACTTCCTCGTCGATCGGCAGCGCGTTCATCACGCTCGCGAGCTGCCGCTCGGCTCCGGCGACCACGGCCCGCACCTGGTTGCGGGTGACCTGCCTGCCGAAGTCGACGATGTCCAGCGACCGCTGGTGTTCGGTCACCCGCGCACCGTCGTAAATGTGGTCGATGCTGAAGTCTACGGACACCTCGTCGATCTCGGTGTAGTCAAGGCTCGCACCCCGAGGCTGGATCTTCGCCTCACGGGGCACGGGCACGCGCAGCGTGGTCTCCCCACCCGTGGGCGGCGCCACATCACCGGAGGGCACCTGCGACACGGTTTGGGTCAGCGACAGCTCAGCCGACAGCAGGTCCACGGCGAGCGTCGAAATCGACTCACTGGTAACAAACGTCACTGGTTACTCCCTGTTACTCGTGGAGACCACGCCTAGCAGCTCACCGCCGCCGCCTGCCCGTAGAGGTGACAGCCTCGAGAATCTCTCTCCTGCTGCGACCCCCGAACAGTCTCTCCTCGTCGCTGTCGTTGGTCGCACCCCCTCGGAGAGGCTTTTTCTCGCGCGGCTTCGGCTTGGGCGCAGGCTCCCGCCTACGGTTGAGACCGAACAAGGCGACCAGCTCATCAGCGTCAGCCTCCAGCTCCTCCCGGGTCTCCCCCTGGAGGCGTCGCGCCTGGTCCAGCGTGAGCCCCTTGGCTGCTGCCACCTCAGCGATGAGCTGCTGGCGTTTAGCCCTCGCGGTTTCCTCGGCCAGCCGCTTGCTGGTCTCCCGCACCTCGGCGAGCTCGGCCGACAGCTGTTTGATCTGCGCAACGATCGGGTCCTCGCCCTCGGTGGTGGGCTCACCGCTGGTCTTCGCGCTCTTGCCCTTGGTGCCCTCGGCGAGCTGGGTGCGGAGGGTTTCCAGTTCTTTGAGCAGCCGCTGGTTTTCGGCGTAGTTGGCCTTGGCGCGCTGTTCATTCTTGCGCATCTGCGCCTTGTACAGCTCCGCTTTGGCCCGCCAATCGACGTCCTCGCCGTCACCACTAGTGGGGGTGCTGCTGTCAGCGGTTTCAGCAGCGTCCTCGCTGTTGTCGTCGGCGTGCTCGGTGTCGGTGCCCGTTTCGGGTTCCTCGGTGGGCTCTACGTCGTCGCGCTCGGGTTCGGTCTCGTTGGTCTCTGTTGTGTTGTCGGTCATGTGCTCCCATTCCGGGATGCTGTGTGTGCCTTTGCGGCACAAAAATCTCCTGTTAACAGTGTCACCACCATTCCGGCAGTGTCACTCTCTATCAGGGATGATAGCCCAAAGAGCATTGTCAGCCGCTTGACGATAGCTTCAGAGAATCAACAGGGGTGTGGGAGGACAACGATGCTCAACCCAACCGAGGCCGCCGAAAAAGCCTCAGAGCTCTACGAAATCCGCAACAGAGAACGCAAACGCCTAGACACCATCCGCCTCTACCTGCAAGGACGACCCGAGCTCACCTATCTGCCCCCCGACACCCCCCGCGAGCTGCAGGCACTCGCGAAAATGGCGCGTGTCCCCCTCATGAAACTGATCGTCAACGCCACCACCCAGCAAATGTTCGTGGACGGCTACCAATCCGCCGACACCGAAGCCGCCGATACCATCTGGCGGGAAATCTGGCAGTCCAACCGGTGGGACAAGAAACAGATCCCCCTCCACAAGTCGACCGCCGCCTACGGAGTCGCCTACGGAGCCATCCTCCCCGCAGCCGACGACGACGCGCCTCCCGTCATCCGGCCCCTGTCAGCCCGAAAGATGACTGCCGCATACGGCGACGACGACGAATGGCCGGAATACGCCCTAGAACAGCGCAAGGACGGCACCTGGTGGCTGTATGACGACACCGGCGTCTACGAGCTGCGTAGGCTCGACAAACCCGTGCGCCGCCCCGGCAAAACCACAATCGTGTTCGAACAGGTCGGATTTACCGAACACGAACAGGACGTGTGCCCAGTAGTCCGCTACCTCGCTGACGAAGACCTCGACGACCCCGTGCAGGGCGACATCGAGCCGAACATGACCCTGCAGGACCAGATCAACCTGTGCACCCTGCACCTGTTGGTCGCCCAGCACTACGGCGCGCACGGCCGCAAGATCCTCATCGGCAAGATGATGGAAGCAGTGGAAAAACAACTGAAAGCTTCAGCGTCAACCCTGCTCACCATCACCGCCAAACCCGAAGACTTCAAAGTCGAAGAACTATCCCAAACCCAACTGGATGGGTTTATTGCCGCGCGTGAATCCGCTGCCCGGTTCGCCGCAGCCATCTCCCAAACCCCCACCCACGAACTGCTCGGCACCCTGTCCAACCTGGCCGCAGCCAGCCTGGTGGAGGTACGCGAATCCACAGCCCGCAAAGTCGCTGAACGCAAAGTCATGATCGGCGAGTCACACGAACAGCTGCTCGGCCAGGCCGGAACCCTGCTCGGCATCCCCGTTGACCCGGCGGCCCGGGTGCGGTGGAAGCGTCTGATTGATGCGCGCGCCGTCCAGTTCGTAGAGCTGCTCGGCCTGCTCGCCGAGAAACTCGGCGTCCCCGAGGAGGCGCTGTGGCAGGAGACCCCGTTCTCGGATGCAACCGTGGCCGAATGGCGCGCTATGGCAGCCGAACAGCAACCCGCCAGCGTCACCCCGGTAGAAACCCCGACACTGGTGCCGCTCACCGACGTCACAGCCCCCACCGACGACGACGACACAGAGTTGACTACCAGTTAAACCCGGCTACCGCGATGACCTCCCGCTGCTCGGCGAGGTCACGGTGCGCCACCATGTACCGCATCGCATCCATGCCGTGGTCATCGTCCTTGACCGGCTGGTCTTTTTCCCTGCCATCCCGGGAGCGTGACCAAATGTAGCCAGGGATCTCCTCCACCGTGCAGGTGGGACGCCGCGCCCCCTCCAGCTCTGGGTCGCGCTCCACCAGCGCACCCCGCACGAAAAACAGGCGGGGTTTACCGTCCTCGGATACCCGCAGCCGGGCCTGCACTGCCTGAATCCCATCAAGCACGCTCTTGTGCGCGGGCGTGGTTTCCACGCCGAGTTCACGCTCCAACACGGCACGCCCCTCAGCGTCATGATCACACACGACCGCGGCCGGGCGGGGCTCCAACCAGCGGCCATCCGGTGTGGTGACCTGGTCGAGAATGTCACGGGCATGCTGGTCAACAGTGCGCCGAGTCCGGTAGATCTCCCGGTACAGGTAGAGACGCCCATCCTCGTCCTCAGCCCACCACTGGGCAACGAACGGGTTGGTGAACCCGAAGTCCACGCTCAGGTAGCGGGGCCAATGCTCAGGAATCGAAAACGGGTCGACGACGTGCACGGCCTCCTGGAACTGGTCGTAGACCATGCCCTCAGCCGCAGCCCACAAACCAAGCCGCAACCTGGCATGCCGCACCCCGGTGAGCCTGTCGAGTTTGCCAATATAGTCGCGGCCTCGTTCCGTGAGCGTCCCATCAGAGTTGTAGTAGACAGGGTTGTCCTCATGCCGGCTGTTGATCAGCCGGGTCAGCCCCTTATCACAGCGTTGCTTCAACCAGTGGGTAGGCGCGTCCGGGTTACATGCGGCCAACAACTGCTGGAAGCTCAACCGGCCGTGCCGCAACCGAGAGGTGATCGCCTCCCAGTCGTTGAGAGTGAGCTCAGTAGCCTCATCGGCGAACACCAGGTCGTACTCGCTCGACATGATCTTCGTGGCCTTGTCCATCCCGCCGACGACGATCACCGACCCGTTGTCGTACCGGTAAGAGGCAGCCTCCTGCGGGGAGCCGCCATAAAAGTGCACCGTGCCCGTGGCCAGGGCTTCCTTGATGACCTGCTCGCGCCACGTCACCAACGTCGTCGACCCCAGCGACACCGAGGTTTTACGGACGATCAACCCGCGCATCCCCGGGTTCAACAGGGCAACCAGGTGCAACTTCTCCAAACACACGCGGGACTTTCCCGTACCAGCGGGGCCGCAGACCAACACCTCATCCTCGCGGGCCTCCATCACCTGCACCGCAGTCCCACGCGGCCGATAGGTGTGCACCAGCTCAGCGGAGCGCATCCAAATCCACGCCCTCCACCCGATAGGTGGCGACCCTGCCCGTGATCTGCTGCTTCACCGGAGCATCCAAACCCAACAGGCGCGCGCGCCGCTCCTGGATCCTCAGCAACCGGTCGATCGCCTCCAGCACGGGCTTGGTGTCTTCTAACGGCTGCCCAGCCTCGTCATACACGATCTCCCCGCCCGCCACCTTGACGTGGTGGGCCTCCAACACTTCCTCAGCGGCGCGCGCCAACCGGTCCAACCGCTCCAACTCCAATGCGAGCAGTTCCTCACCCGGTTCCCTGATCGCGGCTTTCAACGCGCGCTGCACAGCCCGGTATGCTGCGATTTTGTCCGGGTAGCCGAGCTCATCTGCGATCTGCTGATACGTCCAGTGCTGGGCGCGCAGCCGAGCAGCCTGAGCATCCCGTTCTGCTGACGCCAGCGTCCGCTCGTACCGCCCACTGTGTTTGCTGCGATGTGAGAGTGTCACTACTGGTCACCCCTCCCCTCCAAACAGGCGGCGACGCACTACCTCCGTGTAGCAGCGGCACCGGAAATGCAGCGGCGGCAGCCCGTCAAACCCCTCCCAATCAGGCTCCCGCAGACTGAACCGCTCTTTGGACGCGATCACCCTGCCGTGCATAGGACGGCAACGCGGACACGTGCGCTCATCAATCCTGGTGAACCATTTCAGGTCATAGGCGAACAGAGCGGCATACCACTGCCGTCCCCGGTTATAGGCCCGGTGAATCCCTGTCGTAGTCACGTTGTGGATCCGGGCCAGTGTCTGCTCCACCACCTCGAGGGCTTCTTCACGCCGCCGCCCAGGCGGGTTGATCTCCACACGCAACCCCTGGGAGCTGATGATGAAGCTCACGTCATTGCGCAGGTCAATGTCGTCGGTGGCCCGGTGCACGTCCACATCGTCGGGCACATACCGCACCTCGGTGCCTGCTGGCGGTGGTGCTTCCCGGGCCGCATCCCGAGCCCCCAACGGCACAGCACGCCGCACCGCTCCCATTGCCGTGTCTATGATCGCCGCACGCGCCTGCCGCAGCCGGTCCATCAGTCTGCTGTTGCGGCGGGTCACCTCGACAGGGCTGGCCACCGTGGTGGCAGCGACGTCGCGGACGTCATCAAGGTGCCGGTCGATCAGGGTGCGGGTTTCGGTTTCGAGCGCGTCCAGTTCCGGGGTGGTCGTGTCTGGGACGGGCTCAGGCAGCGGTGTCGTCACGAGTCTCCCCCCACAGCGGCCGTGGCGTCCGGCAGCGCGGCCAGGGACTCGAACGGGTTGGGTCCGACGATGAAGGTCACTGGGTCTCCTCGATGAGTTTGTAGGTCAGTTCGAAAGACTCGGGGTGGCGGACGGAGAAGCGGTATCGGCGCGGGATCACGGCTCGCTCCTCTCGCCCGGCCCGGTTCTCTGGGCGGCGCGCTCGCGGAGGGCATCCCGCCACTGGGCCGTCTTGATGGCAATGACCACCAGCATGCACAGGCCAGCCAGGACGACGAAACCGCTCAGGCCCTCCCGGGCTGCGATGACCACGACGCCGAGGCTTCCGGCGGCCAAGAACAGCACGTCCAGCACAGTCCTCGCGGTGCGCGCCCACGGCCAGGGGGCGCGGTCGACCCCGTAGGAGACCGCCATCCCGCCTGCGATCACGCTGAGCGCGGCGGCAGTGTAGGCCAGGCCACGGGCATGCGCGAGGTTCACGACGGCCTCTGTGAGGGAGATCAGTGCGGCGGCGGCGAGGGCGAGCATGGAGGCGAGGAATGCGAACGCGGCGGCGGCGAGGAGGAGTTCTCGTTTCACCGGGCGGCCTTCCGGCTGGTCTGCCGGTGGATGCGGGTGAGCGCGGTGACGTACACGGCGTACCGCTGGCACAGCTCACGCCACTCGGCGAACGCTGCAGGGTCGGAGAGTTCTTCGGTGAGCCGGGTGACCTCTTCCGCTGTCTCCCGAGACAGCGCCCAGGTGATCTGGAGTTTGCGGGCGGTGGCGGAGACGACCTCAGAAAAGCGTGTCCCCGTTGCCGCTCCCGTCTCCAACGCGGTCTGCGCCCGGTCCCACCAGTTGGATGTGCCGATCAGGTCCACGTCCGCGCTGTCGAGCATCGCCGACTGGAACCGCACCGCCTGTTGCAGGGGCAGCGGCAGAGAGCTGAGGTCCAGGCGCAGGGTAGCGGTTGAGGTACTCATCCAGGTGCTCCTTATTCGGTAGGAAAGCAGCGAGATGCATGAGCGAGGAGGATCGCCACGGCGCGAGCGCTTCCGCGTGATGCTGCCATACGGCCAGATCGTGGCCGGTTTTGATCCGGCCGAAGCGGAGAACCCGCGGGCACGTAGTGCGCACACGTGGGCGAACGCGTGCCGGAAATCCTCAGGGGTGGCATCGACGTCGAGAGCGTCCATACGCACCCGCCGCCGGGCACGTCCCCGGTTCACCACGGCGTAGGGCAGGGAGTGTTTCTGCCCCGACTCGGCGACACTGACCACCCACTCTCCCTCAGGGGGATCAGCGAGGATGTCGACCACCACGCGCATGTCCGCCCGGCTAGTGAAGTGCAGGTGTGTGGGGCATACCCGCATGGTAGCCCACGCTTAAGTAACAAACTTTTTGTTAAGCGCTGGTTTATGATGGGGGTGCCCCGAGCCAACCCGGCACCGGGGTACGGGAGAGTTTGCTGAGGGGAACCTGCGGAGTGTGGACCCGCAGGCTCCCCTATCTCCACTGGCTACGTCACCGACCGCACCGGAATCCCCGCAGCGCGGGCACGCCGCACCATGTCTGCGGTCCCCCGCCCGCCAGGAAACGCGATGCACAGGTCAGCCCCCGCATCAGCCATCTCCTGGTTGCGGATCGGCCCCGCAGCGCGGCCATGGCGACGCCAGTCCGCTGGATACGCCACCACATGCCAGCCCAACTCACGCGCCACGTAGGCAGCAATCCGGTCAGCGCCGCGCGCACCACCATGCACGAGGATGGGGCGAGGCTCCTGGTGGTATTCGGAGAGCACCTTGCGGACCGTCACAAGGTCCTGGTAGTCCCGCCCTCCGGTCACGATGATCTTCACGTGGAACTCCCTTACGGCAGGTCTTTGCGGGGGCGAATGGTTTTGAGTGGGCGCAGCCGACGCCGACCGAGGAGAACTGCGGGTGCCCACCCCGGCACGGGAGGAGCAGCTTCTGGGGTCTGGGTGGGGCGCGCACTCGACCCCAGCGGCGCGCAGGGTTCGGGCTCTCTGACCACAACACCCCCCAAACGGCTCTGAAACAAACCACAAACGACTTTCACCCCAACCCACGCAAAAAGAGTTAGGGGCAGAGAAAAAACCCGCCAGCGTCGACGCTAGCGGGCTTTTTCAGCTAATCCGTGTTAGCGACCGCCAACAACACATCCGCATGGCACGGCACCCCAGGCGCACACCAGCACGCCAAATCACAGCCCGCCAACCGGGCACGCGCCTGGTCGACAAACCCAGACTGGTGCACCGCCCACACGCGGTACCGATCCACCGCCACCTGATGCGCCTCGACCCGACTCTCGTGCGACGAGCACCAGTCGGGCCCCTCCACCACATAGCCGCCACCAACACGAGCAACCCGGTACGGGTTACCCCATCGACTCCCCCGACCGACATAGACAGCCCCTGACGGCATGCGCCAACCGCGGGTCCGACGACGCTGGATACGAGTAGGCATCCTGAGCCTCCTAATGGTTCACTGGAAAGCGAGGCCCGCCCCACTACGCCTGGGGCGGGCCCCCTCATTCACTGGGGGCGACACTCATAGCAGTACGACGACTCCTGGTCGTTCCACTGCTGCCGCCCACACCGCCGGCAACGGATCCTCCACCCCGGATGCCACCGATCGAGGTGGGCGAGCGCACTGCCCACCACCATGCGTTCCGACAGCCCTTCAACGCTGTCGGGCACCTCGGGATGGTGGGGGTGTGCACACTCCCACCCGGTGCGGGTGATCCGCATCCACGCAGGCCACGGGCGGCTTCCTCGCGGCGGGACCACCGACCGTCGCCGTCTGGTGATTCCGCGTTGTTCTGGCCTGGGTTTCACCCTTTCCTCCTTTCTGCTGAGCCTCGGCCCACCACGACGTAGGGCCGGGCGGGTACGGGTCTATGGGCGGCGGCACCGGCCGCAGCGCCTCCTCCAACAGCCGGGCGAGGTCAGGACTGTCCACGGCGGGCCTCTTTCAGCACGGTTTGGATCTCGGCCACGCTCAACGTTTTCGGGTCGCCTTTGCGTGGCGGGCGAGGTTGAGCGCGCAGACGGGCTGCTTGCTCGCGGGCCTGTTTTTCGGTTTCGGAAAGCCCCTCGCTGTTGGTGCGGAGCCGTGCGCTTGCGGCGGCGCATTTGCGGCGGGCTTCAGCGAGGGCTTGGCGTGCGGTGTGGGAGCGCCGGTCGGTGTCGGGTTTGGTGGTTGCGGGGTCGACCATGCGTGGGCTTCCAGCGCGGAGGTGTTCTCGGCGTGTTTTAGTGACCGGGTCCAGGCCGGATTCGAGGGAGAGCGGGCTGGTGGCTGCGGCGCGTAGCGCGGCGCGGGGTGCGGCGCGTAGCGCGTGCAGGTAGCCGACGACGTCGTCCGGGTTGGGGGGTGGGGGAACGACGTAGTGCTTGAGTTTTTCGGCGCGCATGGCTCGGACTTCGTCTTGGATCACGGCGGGGGTGATCCATGGGGTTTTGCGGATGGCGTTGAGGAGCGCGGCGTGGGCTTCGTCCCAGTCGATGTCGGCGAGGGCTGCTGCCCAGGCCTTGGGGGTGTCCCATTCGAAGTTGATGTGGGGTGCGGCGGCCTTCATTTTTTCGACGAAGGCGACGGCTTGGGTTGGGGTCATGCGGTTCCCTCCTGCATGGCGCGTTCGAGTTGTTCGGCTTCGGCGAGTGCGTCGGCGAACATCGCCTGGGTGTTTTGTTGCCGGTAGGTGAGTGGTCGGGCGTCGGGGAAGGCCACGACGTTGCTGCCGTTGGGGGTGTTCATGACCTCGTTGACGACGCTGGGCAGGGTTGAGGGGTGGAGCCCCTTGGTCATCCAGTGGGCGAGGCCGCGTCGGATGTCGTCGGGGTGGATGCCGTCGTTGAGGAGGGTCTTGATTTCTTTAGCGACGTGTCCGATGACGCGGCTGGGGGGTCGTTTGGGGCAGCGGTCGAGCCATTCGCCGATGAGGGTTTGGGTGGTGGGGGGTGGGGTGTGCGGCGCTGTTGCGCCCGAAGACGTAGTCTTCGGTTCTCTTTCCTGTACCAGAAGACTCCCGGAACCTTTTACACCTACACCTACACCGGACCCTTCCGGGAAGGGTTTCGGGAACCCTTCCGGGAACCCTTCCGGGAACCCTTCCCGCGTGGTCTGTTGGGGTTCGTTGACCTGCTGTTTTGTGGTTTTGGGGTGCAAGGGTTGGCTGTCACCTCCTCTGTGGTTGGGGTTGGGGTCGGAAATGGGCTGGTGGAAAGGGTTGGGAGACCCTTCCTGGAAGGGTTCCTGGAAGGGTTCCGGGAACCCTTCGGGAAGGGTTTCGGGAAGGGTTCCAGCAACCTTTTCGATGAGAGCGCGGGTGCGCTCAGCGCGCTCGGTCGGCAGTTCGTCGATGGGGAGCCGAGACAACTCGTAGCGGAGTACAGCGCGCAGGGTGGGGGACACGGTGGACTGGACGTGGCCGAGCGCGGACTTGAGTACGTTCGGCTGTTTCCACAGTCCGTCGTGGCGGATGAAAGTGCGCACGAGGACTTCTTCGGTGTCCTCGTCTACGACCACGTACCAGTACGCGTTGAGGCGTTCCAGGGCGGCGGTGACCCGGGGGCCGGTCATGCCGTGGGCGAAGCGTGCCCAGCGGCGTTCTTGGAGGGGGAGGACACCCGCGGTGTTGATGTTGGGTTGGGAGAGCAGGACGAAGTACAGCCATTGAGCGTCGACGTCCAGTTCGGTTTTGAACTTCTCGTTTTGCCAGATGGAGCTTCGTAGTTGGGCGTAGTTTCGGGCCACTGGTTCTCCCTTGCTGATGGTCATGGTTTGCTTTTGCAAATGGGGGTGGCTGTCCCGTGGTGGGGTGGCCGTTTTTGTTA